CTTGAGAATAATGTGTCTGTAGTACATGATACTATGGATTTATTTGACGTTAGTGCGATAATTCCTGTAAGGGGTAGAAATGATTTTGCAGAACCTATGTATAAGAGTTTTTCTGTGGCTGCCGCAAAATCTGGATTAAAGATTTCTTATACAATGGTTGAGCATAGCGAAAATCCAGAACACTCAAAATTTTGCAAGAAGAATAGGCTAAACTATATCTGGATTAAATCCGAGCCAGGCGAGCTCTTTAATAAGTGCTTGGCTCAAAATATGGGAGCCTTATTCTCATCTAAGTCAAAATACATCTTATTCCATGACATTGACTGTTTAATGCAATCAGATTTTTTCGTGAGATTATTTAAAAATATAAGAGACAAAAAGGCAAGAGCAATTCAAAATTTTACAGGAAGGCGAGTTTTGTATATTAATCCAGAGTTGACCCAAAAAGTCATAGCTGGAGAATTTGAAGTTGATGACTTGAGTGTTGAACTTAATGAAGTAAATCCTCCACATATAATTGGAGCCCCAGGTGGTTCCATAACAATTGAGAGAGATTTGTTTTTTGAGATTGGCGGTTATGACCCAGAGTTTTTCTTGGCCAACTCCCCAGAGGATGCTTTCTTTTGGGAGAAAGTGAATGCTATTGACAAGATGTATACTTCAGATGCTCCTGACATTGAGCTTTACCACATGTTCCACCCGCCAACATGGAACGATAATCCATACATTTCAGGAATGTTAAAAATTCAAAACGAATTTAAGTCAATGAATCTTGAGCAAAAAAAGGAAATGATTATGTTAAAGGCTGAGGCTATCAAAAAATTTAAGTAATGGCAAATATTAACCACATATCAATTGTAATCAGCACAAGAAATGCAGCTCAATATGTAGAACGATGTCTTGATAGCGCTATTAGCCAGAACTACCCTGATTACGAAATTGTATTCCTGGATGCACAATCAAATGACGGAACCTATGAGAAAGCTCTTGAATATGTCGATAAGTTCGATAATATTCGGGTACTTCAGAATGAGCAAAGAAAGTATCAGGGTGAAAATATTAGAATTGGGACAGAGATGTCAAAACCAAAATCTATTGTGATTACACTTGATGGAGATGATTGGTTTCCTCATGGAGATGTGTTGTCGAGAATAAACCAAGAATACAATAAGTACGATTGTTGGATGACCTATGGAACTTATGAAGAATTTCCTTATCGAGATGTATCACAACATTATCATGAATACCCGCTTGAGGTTCGTCAGAACAAAACATTCAGACAGCATAGATGGCTTGCGAGTCACCTAAGAACGTTTAGGAGAGAGCTTTTCTTGAAGATAAATCCAGATGACATGAAGGACCCATCTACTGGGGACTATGTTTCTATGGCTCCAGATTTATCATTTCAATTCCCAATGCTTGAGATGTGCGGGGTTGATAAGAGCAGATATATTCCAGATATTCTTTATGTTTACAATAGAGAGAATCCAATGAATGAATCTAAAATTAGTCAGTCGGAAATTAATAGAATTGAAGGTATTCTCAGGGGGAGGCCGACTTATAGCACACTTGATAAATTATACGATGAAGAATAAAGATGTTTTCATATTTACCATTGCTTATAATTGTGGAAAGGTTCTAAATAAAATGCTGGAATCATTCCACGAGCATCATGATGCCAAGATTCATATCTTTGGAACTCATAAAGATTTTAAAGCAGCGCTGAAGCATAATAATAATGAATACATCGAACTATCTACTGATGAACAAGTAAGAGAGTATTTTAAACAGGGGCATCTCGGCACATCATACATATGGACAAAAGTTCTTAAGGGTGAATATGGAAATTATAAGAAAGTAATCCAAATTGACAGTGATGTAATATTTAGGGATGAGTGCTTGTCTGATATTTTAAACAAATTTGATGAAGGATATGACCTTGTTGGTCCGAGAAGGCCTTATGAGAACAATAAGTGTGGGAGAGATGATGTTAGAGGCCTTGGACTCCCAGATGCAGTGAGTACATATTTTCTTGGTATAAATCTGGAGAAAATAAGTAACTATGAATTTAACACTCTACATAGGATGGTAGTTGGGTATTACAATCCGTTTGGATACCCTATAATTGATTTTTTTGACCCAGTGTCATTTGACATTATCAAAAATGGAGGAAAAATGTTTTACCTCAACTTCAAAGATTATGGGTGTGCAGATGAACAAGGAAATTCAGACAACGGTTTTCCAAAGATGAATGAGCTTTATGACTTCGGAAATAAGATAATTCACTTTGCTGGAATTGGGTCGGGCCAAAATTTTGTAAATAATGGTCCAGGTAATGTTCCGACTACATACGTTGATTGGGCAAAAGAAAGGTATGCTTTATATATGAAGTTGTTTTACAATGAAGATGTGGGCGTTAGTTTTGACGAAGAAATTTATGAAACAACAAAAAAAGCATTAGGTGACTTAATTTAAAATTTTAATTACTATTTATTTAAAAGGGAATAAAAGTGAATAAAAAGAGAGCAACATATAATATATCTAACTCTGTTCTTGAAGAGTTTGAAGAGTTTGCATCTAAGGTTGCAATAAATAAATCTCGTCTTGTTGAATTGCTCATTTCCAAGTGGATTGAAGGTCAAAAGAAAAATGATGAAAAAAAGAGCTAATGGACATTGGAATGATTTTGAAACTTTAAAAGAGTTTTTACTGCCGAAGTGTAATGAACTTGGGAGAATGTTAACTACTCGTGAGGTTTTAGAGATAAAAGGTCTTAATCACGCTCTAAAACTTCATGGAGGTTTGGTTGAAGTTTCTAAAAAACTTGGATTTAATACATCAAGTCAACTTAAGACTCCATCTGGAAATATAGTAAAGTCAACATACGAAGTTATATTAGATAACTTCCTTTATTTGAATGACCTGGACTATGAGTATGAAGGGAAAATTTCAGATAACTATAATTACTTATTTGATTTTAAAGTTGAAGGTTTTTATATAGAAATTTGGGGATTGAGAAACAAAGAATATAACAAGACAAAATTACTTAAGGAAGCTGTGTATGAATCTGAGAATTTAAGTCTTATTGGATTAGATAGAAAATTATTCAAAAAGTCTTTGCAAGAAATAAACAATGAGTTAGTTTCTATTTTTAGAAGTCATGGTATCATGGTTAATAATTCATATGATGCGAATGTCAATAAACTTTTAGAGTTCGATTCTTACGATAAAAATATGATTTTATCAGAAATGCGTGACGAGTGTATAAATCGTGGATTCGATAAGCTTCCTGCGCAAAGGTGGTGGATTGAAAATAGCTTTAAAAGACATGTGATTTTTATATGGAACAATAAATTGAGTATGTCTGACATTTCTAAAGAGCTTGGTTTTGAAATAGATGTTAAACCATATAATTATTGGAAAGATTGGAACAATGTGGAGATGGAATTAATTACTATCTGTGAAAGTCTGGGCGCATTTCCAACTTACAAGTATCTTAAGGAAAATAATATGGGAGCACTTCTTAGGGGAATCCAAAATCATCATGGAGGATTAGTCAAAGCTTCGGTAAAACTCGGATTTCAGAGTAGTGAAAATGAATACATCAAAAAATTAAAGATATGAATTATAAAGACCTGGAAACGCTTGGCAAAAAAGAGGTGATAGAATTATTAGTTAATTTGGTTAATGAAATGGAACAAATAGGCGAAGACAAGAAAAAAGAAAAGAGCGATTCTGAAATGATAAACGATGTTTATGCTGGATATTCAGCAGCGTTGCTTACGATGGCAAATAGAACTAAGGCAAGAATTGCAGTTAAGTTGAATGAAGAATGAATTTTTACTACAACGGAAACGGAAGTGTCCCTGAGACTTATACTGAATGGGCAAAAAAAAGATTCTCGCTATATATGAAGGTATTTTATGATGAAGACCTTGATTTTGAGTACGAACAAGAAGACTACGAACTGATTAAACAATATTTCTAAATGAAGAAAATAAAAATATATTGCGGCTGGGATTTGGAAATTGACCTTGAGCATGATAAGCAGATTGAATTATATGTTGACCAAATTCCAAGAGACCAGGTTCCAAGTGGAACAATTAGATTTGTGTATTTGTTAGAACCACCCGAAATTTTAAACCTTACTCAACACGCATTGAATGCATTTAATTCTGGTACATTTGATTACTTGTTCACACACAACCAAGAATTACTTGATGCTATACCTGGAAAGTCATTTGTAATGCCACTTGCATCTACCTGGATTAAGAACTATGAGTTTCCTGAGAAATCATTCTCCGTATCAACTCTTGTTGGCGGAAAACTTATGGCCCCAGGTCATCACCTTAGACAAAAACTTTGGTTTAGAGAAAATAAGATTAAAGCTCCAAAAAATTTTTTCTTGAGTGGTAATTTTGGTGGAATAGAGAACTACAACAATAATCCAGTTCTTGGCGCTGATAAAAAACCTTTATTTGATAGTCAATTTCACATCTGTATAGAAAATGTTAAGAGATTAAATTGGTTTACAGAGAAGTTAGTTGATTGCATGGTGACAAAAACAGTTCCGATTTATTGTGGTTGCCCTAATGTTGGTGACTGGTTTGATACAAGAGGATTTATAATTGTCGATAATGTAGATGAAATTATTGATGCTTGTAATAACTTAAGTGAGAATACATACGAGAATATGCTTCCTTATATCGAAGAAAATTATAAGAGAGGCCTTGAGCTTTCTGATATTTCAATTGTTCTTAAGAATAAAATTTCAGAAATCATATGAAATTCTCAATAGTTATACCAGCTTATGAAGCAAAAGGTCGTGCAGTTGTTCTTATGACTGAGTTGTTTGATAGTATCTCCAATCAAACTCATAAAGATTATGAGATTATTGTTGCAGACCACTCATCAAATAAGGAAGTAGAAAATTTGTGCAAAAAATATAGCTTAAACATTAATCATTTTTATAATAACAGAGGCAAAGGAAATAGTTCCATTAACATGAATGAAGGAATCAAGAGAGCGACTGGTGACGTAATTAAAGTGATGCACATGGATGATGTTATGACTAATCCACTAACGCTTGAGCATATCGCAAATAGTCTGGAAGGAAATCCTAATGCCAAGTGGGGAGCTGTAGTATTTAATCACAACTATGAGACAGGTAAAAATCCTGGGGTTAGAAGAATAATTGTTCCAAGTATGGAAACAGTGATAGGATGCCCAAGTGTATCCTTTTTTAAGTTAGATAAAGAGAATCCAGAATTATTTGATGAAAATCTTATTATCATCAATGACCATGACATGCACCAGAGACTTAATAGAAAATATGGTTCTCCAATTATTGTTGGTGATGAAAAAAATGTTTATATTACCATTAGAATGCATGATGAGCAGGTGAGTGGCTGGATTGACAAGAATAAAGAAAAACAAGAGAGAGAATATCTTAAATTAAAAATACAATGAAAGAAACTGACGCACTAAGCGCACTTGCAAATAAGTACGCATCAGATAAAGGGACTATTGCTCCAGCCATAGGTCACCATGGACCAAGATTACACTTCACTACTGTGTATAATAAATATATGGAACCAATTAGAGATATGGATATTAATTTTTTGGAAATAGGTATCGGTTCTGGCCCTTCTCTTAAGATGTGGCCAGAGTATTTTTCTAAGGCAAAAATTCATGCAATTGATATTGTTAATAGTAAACAACACGACACAAATAGGGTTACCACTTACATCGCAAATCAAACAAAGCGTGAAGACCTTCAGAGAGTTGTTGATGCAGCTGGGGAATTTGACATTATAATTGATGATGGTGGCCATATGATGGGGCAACAACAAATAAGCCTTGGATACATGTTTAAACACCTAAAGAGCGGTGGGTTATATTTCATAGAAGACCTTCACACATCCTTTTGGCCACACAATGGGTTTAAAGATTTATACGGACAACCTCTCGACATAAATGCTGACAGAAGCAACACTACGGTTAATGTTATTGAGAACTACATTAAGACAAAAGATGTGAAGAGTGAGTTTATGACATCAGATGAGATGGCTTACTTGAATGAAAATATTAAGGATTGCATAATGTACGACTTGCCAGAAACTATGTATGGTCCAAACAAACTTGCACTTTTTATTAAAAAATAATGAATATAATGATAACAGGTGGAGCAGGATTCATTGGCTCCCACTTATGCAAACGCCTTGTGAAAGATGGTCACAAGGTTTTTGTACTTGATAACATGTCTCCACAAGTACATGGTAGAGAGAGAAGCGAAATTTCTGACCTCGTATATCATTTTGTTAATGGAGATGCTGCTACTACATGGGGAACACAGGGTATTTTAAGACAAGGTGAATTTGATGCAATTATTTGCCTTGCTGCAGAGACTGGAACTGGGCAATCAATGTTTGAGGCTCAAAGATATTGTAACACCAATATTGGAACTATAGCCGCTTTAAACGACCTTTTGATTAAAGGAAAAAACAAAGAGTTGATTACATGTATTCACAAAGATAGAGATGGTAGCGAAGTTTTAATGTTTATGGATGGGCCGATTAAGACCAAGAAAGTTATTCTCGCATCATCAAGAGCTGTCTATGGTGAGGCGAATTTGGATGAAGACGGAAATCCAATTGCAACCAAAGAGACAGATGATAAAGACCCACGCTCCATCTATGCTATCACAAAGTTAGCACAGGAACAAATTTTATTTACAGGCTTTCCAGATACTCCAGTTTGCGCCTTAAGGTTTCAAAATGTTTATGGTCCTGGTCAATCTCTTAAAAACCCATATACGGGGATACTATCAATATTCTCAACGGCACTTAAAAATGGAAAAGACATTCAGGTTTTCGGGGATGGAATGATGTCGAGGGATTTCGTTTACATTGATGATGTAGTTGATAGTATTGTGTTGGCCATTGAAAGTGATTTTGCAAACGGAGAAGTGTTTAATGTTGGTTCTGGAGTTCCAACAACAGTCCTTAAGGTGGCCCAGACTCTCAAGGAGAAATATGATTCAAGCTCTAACATCAATATTACTGGAGAAAGTATGAAGGGCGACATCAGACATAATTTTGCAGATATTTCTAAGATTAGAAAAATTGGGTTTGAACCTAAGGTTTCTTTTGATGAAGGAATTCAAAAATTTGTTGATTGGGTTGATTCTAAGGGGGAAATTTCTTATAATGACTACGAGAATTCTTTGGATGAATTTAGAAAGAAAGGGTTATTAAAATGAAAGAAGTTTCAGCAATATTAATGGGAGGTCTTGGAAACTATATGTTCCAAGTTGCGGCTGCATACGCTTATGCCAAGAGGTATGGCAGGACAGCTGGGTTTAATTGCCAGGAATCATCAGGGCCACATCAGCATGTAACAACATACAACAACAATATTTTTAAGGATATTGATTTATATAAGACACCATCTGGCCCAAGAGCACAATACCAGGAGCAGGTATTTCACTACCAAGAGCTTCCAGAGTATCCTGGAAACCTCCTTCTGACTGGATATTTTCAGTCAGAGAAATACTTTAAGGATTGTGAAGATGACATAAGAAATATGTTCATGTCGTATGATGTTGATTTAAGCGATGAACTCAAAGAATTACTCAATAATGAAAATACATGCTCAATTCATATTAGAAGAGGCGATTTCTTGAAGTATCCAAATAATCACCCAGTTCAGGATATGAATTACTTCATGAAGGCAATAAAGAAAATGCCAAAGGATTCAGTTTTTCTTATATTTTCCGATGACATTAAATGGTGTAAGCATAATTTTCCAGACCTTCCAGAGAAATTCAGATTCATAGAAGGTAACAAGGATTATGAAGATTTATATATTATGAGTCATTGTAAGAACAACATTATTTGCAACTCAACATTTTCGTGGTGGGGAGCTTGGCTTAACAATAATTTGGATAAGATTGTTGTTGCTCCAAATGAGTGGTTTGGACCTGCATATGCAGGTTATAATACAAATGACCTTTATTGCGAAGGTTGGATTAAGATTTAAAGATGAATTACGGAGAAAAAGTGATAGGTCATAATGGTCTCGGATGGGCATCCCCTGATTACAAATTAATTTATGTCGGAATTCCAAAGACAGCATCAACAAGTATGCGCCATTTTATGAACATAGCAAAGCATGGTCAAAGTTCCATTATTTATATGGGAAATTTACCTGAAGAAAAAAGAGATTATCGAACTTTTACAATTGTTCGGGACCCACTTAACAGATTTGTGTCTGGTGTTTTTGAAGGTATAAAAAGAGGAGAATCACCTAAAAATATAAGAGATTTAAAATCTGTGAGTGATATTCCTAAGTTAATAACATCATTTATTGATATTATTGAGAAGGATGGCTTTACCGAAGTTCATACAGCACCACAAGTAGCCTATTTTTGTGATAAAAATGGTAAAGATTTTAAGTTTGACAAAGTGCTTGTATTTGAGAGGCTGAGTACTGATTTTGCAAAAATGTGCGAAGAATATGATATAAACTCTAAGTTGGAGCACAAGCAAAAAGGAAACCATTCAAGGTCTGCTAAAGCCTTGGAGTTAATCAAGAAAGATGAGAACTTAATGAACAGGATTAAGAATTTGTACAAAGAAGACTTTGAACTTTATAATAGAATTAGAAATGGAGAAAAATAAAATTGTAGTTACAGGAGGAAGTGGGATGGTCGGCAAGTCTCTAAAGAGAATCATGCCAAACGCTATCTACCTATCTTCTTCAGATTATGACCTCACTTCAGAAAGAGGTGTAGCTCAAATGTATCACGACCACAAGCCACACACAGTAATACACCTTGCAGCAAAAGTGGGTGGAATTATAGACAACATTAATAAGCCTGGAGAATACTTTACAGACAACGTTTTGATGAACACCCTTCTTGTTGAGTACGCAAGACACACTGGTGTTGAGAGGTTTATTGGAATATTGAGTACATGCATTTACCCAGACCAAGTTGGCAACTATCCAATGACCGAAGATATGTTGCACCAGGGACCGCCAACTCCAACTAATTTTTCATATGGATACGCTAAGCGTAGTCTTGCAGTTCAGATTGATGCTTACAACAAACAGTATGGAACAAAGTATCAATACCTAACTCCATGCAATCTTTATGGTGAGTATGATAAATTTGGAGAAAACAGTCACTTTGTTGCAGCTCTAATAAAAAAGATTCATGTAGCAAAAGTTAATGGTGATGAGAAAATAACTCTCTTTGGAACGGGTACTCCACTTAGACAGTTTATGCACTCAAGTGACCTTGCAAAAGTTATAAAGAGATGTCTTGACGAAGAAATATATGATAGCTTTAATGTTGCTACCGAACAAAATGTTTCTATTGATGACATTGCAAGAACAGCTCTTAGAGTGTGTGATGCAACTCATCTTAAAATTGAGTATGATACATCGAAGCCAGATGGACAATTTAGAAAGGATGTCTCTATTGATAAGATGAATAGTTTGCTCCCAGAATTTAAAGCCACAAGACTTTATCATGGAATAGGTTCAACTTATTCTATTTTACAACAAACCTGGAAACAAACAACTTGATTATTATGTTTCATTTTCATATTATTAGTAAAATGATATGAAAGATGATAAAAGAGAAAATCACCCTTGTTAAAGATACCATCGACAAAGACGATGTGGACAACTTAATTGAGTGGCTTAAAACCTACCCAAGACTTACCAAAGGGCCTAAGACTATTGAGTTTGAGAGAATGTGGTCTGATTGGATTGGCTGTAAACATAGTGTGTTTGTAAATTCTGGTTCCTCAGCCAACCTTCTTATGCTTTATGCTCTTAAGGTGATGGGAAATCTCAGAAATGAAAAAATAGTGGTTCCAGCTCTTGCTTGGGCAACTGACATGGCTCCTGTCATTCAGTTTGGATTCGACCCACTTATCTGTGATTGTAACTTACAAAATCTCGCTGTTGACACAGGGCAGCTTGAGTCAATATTCAAATACCATAAACCAGCAGCAATGATTTTGGTATCCGTTCTTGGTCTTTCTCCAGATATGGATAAGATTGTTGAGCTTTGTCAGAAACACGGGGTTATCCTTCTTGAAGATAACTGTGAGTCACAGGGTACAGAATTTAAAGGAAAGAAACTTGGAAACTTCGGGCTCATGTCAGCTTTCTCAACTTACTTCGGACATACAATGAGTACAATTGAGGGTGGAATGATTTGTACAAATGATACAGATGTTTACAATCTATTGAAAATGCTTAGAAGTCATGGGTGGGATAGAGACCTTGACGAAGAAACGCAAAAAAAATTGAGAGCTAAGTGGGGAATTGACGATTTTTCCGCTCTTTATACTTTCTATGAACCAGGATTTAATGTTCGCTCAACAGACCTTCAAGCGGTAATTGGGATTGGTCAACTTGGAAAGGTTGATGGGATGATTGATACAAGAAACGAAAACTTCTACCACTTCCAGGATACCATGAAATCTTACGACAAAAAAAAGAGAGTTTGGACACCAACTGAACACAAAGATTCTTTTACAGCATCCTTTTGCTATCCAATGATTTTTCAAAACAAAAAAGATAAGGATAAGGCAGTTAAAGCTTTGATAGAAAACGATGTTGAGACAAGGCCGCTTATTTGCGGCTCTATGGGAACTCAACCTTTTTTCGTAAGTAGATATGGCAGACACGAAACTCTTAATGCATCTACAGTTGATGAGTGTGGGATTTATGTTCCTAATCACCCTAAGCTTGGTAAAGATGAAATAGAATTCATTTGTAAAACAGTAATTGACGCAATTAAGTAATGGGACAATACAGATTTTCAATGTACGCACATTGGCAGATAGGCTTAATGATTAAGGTTGATAGTTACTCGATAGACATCAACCTACCCTTTATAACAATACATATTGGATTGCTAAGTCACGCAAAAGGTATTGACATATTTGGAAAAAAATTTTAAGATGAGCAGATTATTATATAGCGATGGAAGTGGTTCCTTAAAAACAGCTTTCCTAACAGGAATTACAGGGCAGGATGGAAGCTATCTTGCAGAGCTTTTGCTTGACAAGGGTTATGTTGTGCATGCAATTATTAGAAGAGCCAGTACATTCAATACGGAGAGAATTGACCACATCATGGACCATCCAAATTTGTATTTGCACCACGGTGACATCACTGACCCAACAAATATAATGAGAATAATTTCTGAGGTACAACCAGATGAAATTTATAACCTTGCAGCACAATCTCACGTTAAGGTATCATTTGAAGTCCCTCACTACACAGCACAAGTTGATGCAACTGGGACTCTTACGATATTAGAGGCAATGAGAGCTCATTGTCCTAAGGCAAAATTCTATCAAGCCTCTACATCCGAACTCTATGGAGGCCTTGAATACAACAAGAACAACGAAGGTTTCTACGATGAGAATACACCATTCCATCCAAGAAGTCCTTACGGAGTTGCTAAGCTTTATGGTTTTTGGATTATCAAGAACTATCGTGAATCATATAATTTGTTTGCATGTAATGGTATTCTTTTTAATCATGAGAGTGAGAGAAGAGGAAAGACTTTTGTCACAAGGAAGATTACAACCAACATGGTTCAAATAAAAAAGGGTAAGCGTGATGTGTTGAAGATAGGTAATATGGATGCTGAGAGAGATTGGGGGCATGCTAAAGAGTATGTTGAAGGTATGTGGAGAATGCTTCAGCAGGATAAGCCTGAAGATTTTGTTCTTGCTACTGGTAGAACTTATAAGGTTCGAACATTCATTGAAATGACCGCCAAACACCTTGGTTGGGAAATTGAATGGAGAGGCGAGGGAGTTAATGAAAAGGGTTACGATAAAAAAACAGGGAAACTACTTGTTGATGTTGACCCTAAGTATTTTAGACCTGCAGAGGTTGATAGATTAATTGGAGACCCATCAAAAGCTAAGGCTGTTCTTGGTTGGGAGGCAAAGATTGACCTTGATGAACTTGTTGAGAGAATGGTAAAATATGACTTAGAGCACGAATGAGAGTACTCGTAACTGGAGCTGCAGGTTTTGTTGGGACCAATTTAATCAAACACCTTAGAAAAACCCATCCAAGTTGGGAAATAAGAGGAATTGACAATTACTTTACTGGGAGTAAAAATAATCACATTGAGGGAGTCGAGTATTATCATGTTAATACTTGGGATATAAATGGCATAATTTTTACAACAGAATTTAACCCAGACATCGTATTTCATTTTGGAGAATACTCAAGGATTGTTAAATCTTTTGATGACAGGAAATATGTGATGAAAGCAAATTTGTATGGAACCAGCGAAGTCCTCCAATATTGCCTTGAAAAGGATGCAAAGTTAATCTATTCAGCAAGTAGTTCTAAATTTGGAAATAATGGGGCCGATGAAAACCTAAGTCCATATTCTTGGGCTAAAGCTAAAATGGTAGAGCTTATAAAAAACTATCACGATTGGTTCAGACTTCAGTATGAGATTTGCTACTTTTTTAATGTGTATGGACCTGGCCAAATTATGAGCGGAGACTATGCTACTGTTATTGGTATTTTTGAGAGACAATTACATGAGGGAAAAAAGCTTACAGTTGTCAGCCCAGGGACTCAATCAAGAGATTTTACTCATGTAGATGACATTGTTCGTGGAGTTGAGATGACAACTCATTTGAATTTGAATAAAGAATGGCATCTTCGCTCAGGGAAAAATGAATCTATAATTGATGTTGCCAAGATGTTTTCTGGAGATAATTGGGAATTAATTCCTGAAAGACGTGGAGAACGATTTACTTCTGAAGAGTTCTATTCTGATACCGAAGAGATATTAGGTTGGAAAGCTGAGAAAAACCTAATAGACTGGGTTTTTGAGGTAAAAAATAGATAAAAATTTGGGTATTTGGTTTTTTTTATCTTAATTTGCACAAGAGAGACAAAATTTAAGAGATAAATTTAACTATGAGATTCGAAGAACTAACTGAGGACGACAAACTCAAAATAGAGGAAATCTATACTAACCGAGAAATATCCTGGGACACAAAAGAGAGATTATTATCTGAATATACTGGAGTTGCCAGTAGAACAGCTCGAAGTTGGGCAGCAAAATTAGGTTACACAAACCCCATAGAACCTTCATCCCCTCAATATGAGGAGGCTAAGAAAAATAAGATAAACAAGAAAGCTAAGCGGTTTATCATTACTTGGGCACAGAACAACACGCCTGTTCATGAGCCATTCCTAAAAAACATTGAAGCCTACGCTAAATTCATAGATGCAGAGATTTGTATCATAGCTGGTAGATATAAGAATCCAACATCAGTATTTTCTGATAAGGATTATGATACTTGGCACTCAAGAACTATTCCTTATTTGTATGCAAATAGAGAGTCTATTCACAAGCGACTTGTTGTAATTGGAGATGTGAAAGTATCTCCAACGGCAGTTACACCGATGACAGGAATGAAAGGTTTTAGTGGTTCTGAGTCATGTATATTTGGTCATCCAAAAGCTCAAGAAGAAACATTAGATGTTCTTGAGGGAAGACCTGAAAAGAAGATGATGACAACAGGGGCGTGTACAATTCCTAATTATACAGACTCAAAAGCTGGAAAGAAAGGGGAGTTTCATCACACACTCGGCTTTGTTATAGTTGAAATCAAAGATAAGAAAAAAGTATTTACCAGATGCGTTACCGCTACTGACAACGGAAACTTTTATGACCTTTACTATAAGGTTGAGTTTAAAGGGGGCCATAAGAAAATCAATATGATTGATGGACTTGATTTTGTAAGTAGAGATTTTGAGGGTAAATCTGAAGTTGAAAAAATAAAAGAAATTGATGGTATTGTTCTTGGTGATATGCACTTTGGAGAACATGATGAACAAGTAGTTGACGTTACTTTGAATGTGTTGATGAAGAAACTTAAGCCAAAGAAGGTAGTTCTTCATGATGTATTTGACGGTAAGTCAATTAGTCACCATGATAGAAAAGACCATTTTGCTCAATATTTCAAAGCACTTGAAGGAACAAATAATCTTAAGCAAGAAATTGACAATATGATTGCGGGCCTTAAGCCTTTTGCTAAGTACGATACAATTATTGTTCGAAGTAATCATGATGATTTTCTTGATAGATGGCTTCGTGATGTTGACATCAGAAAAGAGAGAAACCCGCTCAATTATCCTGCATACTCAGAATTCTCAACATTAGTCTATGAAAGAAAGGCTGTGAATGGAGTTATCCCTTATATAATTAACCAAGAGTATCCAAATATGACTACACTTGGGCTGAATGATAGCTATAGAATTCATGATTGGGAAGTTGGTCAACACGGACACATTGGTTCTGGTGGCAGTAGAGGCTCAATCAATCAATATCGACAGCTTAACACAAAGATGATTGTGGGACATTCTCATGCTCCAAGTAGAAAAGACGGAGTAATTCAAGTGGGAACGTCAACCAAGCTTAGACTTGGATATAATTCTGGAGCAAGTAAGTGGGGTCATGCTCATGCAATCATTCACCCAAATGGAAAGGGTCAGTTGATTTACTTCAACAAGGGAGAGTTCACAACGTTTGAGTAATGAGTGTTGTATTATATCCAGAAATAGGTCCAGTATATAGACATTACAAAGGTGGTTTATACACTATAATCACCCTTGCCAATCATACAGAAACAGGTGAGCCAATGGTTGTATACAAGTCGGAGTTATTTGGAAGCGTCTACGTTAGACCTCTCTCAATGTGGTTCGAGAGGGTGAAAGATGGGGACGATGACGTTCAAAGGTTCAAAAAAGCTTAATATTATAAAGAGAAATTGATATTCCTCTTTTTTTTGTTTACATTTTATAAAATTATAAACCTAATAGATGAAGACAATAGGAATTAGCCTTGATGGTGTAATCAGAGATTTTTACGCAGAATTTGACAAGCAATACAGAAAAGCTTTTATTCACAACCCAAGTTTGGTTGAGATGAATAGAGACATGACTGTGAAAGAACAGACAGAAGATGAACTTGAACTTCTTGAGAAAAAAATAGAACTCAAAGAAAAAGAGTTAATCACCCTCCCAATGAACTCTTATGAACTTTTCAACCATTACAAATTTGAGGACACAGTTGGAATGGACGGAGAAACAATTTTGTCACCACAAGAAGCTCTTGATGAATTTATGTATCAAAAGTTCCCTTTCCAGATATTTGGTAAGGCAGAGGAATATAGAGGAGCTTGCGAAGCCTTTAATAGAATCCAGGCTTATGGAATTCAAAACAAACTTTATAAAACCGTGTTGTTAACGAGTATTGGTGGAGCAGCGCTTCCAGCGACTTGGCATTTCCTTGCTACACATAACTGTAGGATGAGAAGTTTCGAATGTGTGGAGCATGAGCACGAAAAATGGTCTCATTGTGATGTACTCATAGATTGTGTACCTGAAATACTACAAGATGTTCCAGGTGGAAAGACAGCAGTAAAGATTGAACACGCCTTTAATCAATGGGATAACACTGAGCATAGTTTCAAGTTTTTATCAGAAATTAACCCATCTTTCTTAGAAGATTTATTGATTGGAGAAAAAAAATCATAAAAATTTTGTTTTGTTCTAAAATTTTTTTACCCTCATATTTACATTAACACTTTAAAACAATTAAAATGGCTAAAAGCAAAAAGAAATCTTCTACAAAGAAGACTACTACAACAACAACGACTACAACCGTTGTGACAACTACTACGGTAGACAAAAACCTTGATACACACTATTTACTTATCTTAGATAGAAGTGGGTCAATGAGCTCATGCTGGAATTCAACAATCAGCGGGCTTAACGAACAACTTGGAACAATTAGACACCTTGAAGAAAAATATCCAGAACAAAGATATTTTGTCTCTCTTGTGGTATTTGATACAGAGATTGATACAATTATGGAAAACACACCTATCTCTGATGTTAAAGATTTTGATGGTTCTGAATTTGGGCCAAGAGGCGGAACCGCACTTCATGATGCTATTGGAGTAGGTATTTCAAATCTTAAAACTCACTTGAGCAAGAAAGATAAGGAAAGCGACAGCATCTCAACAGCTCTTGTTGTTATTATGACTGATGGTGAAGAAAACTCATCAAGAGAACATAATGCAGAATCAATCAAGAAAGTTATCAACGAACTTGAAAAAGGTGGTGCATGGACATTTAGTTACATGGGGGCTAATCAAGATGCGGTTCTTACTGCAAGTAGATTTGGAATCTCTGCTGGTAACTCAATCAACTATGCTTCTACAGCTGGTGGAGCAAGCGCAGCTTCAACAACCCTTTCAAGAGGTATTATGTCAAGAGCTAAGATGAGCAACACTGCCTACATGGCATCAGCTTCACTTGGAGATGTGACTCTTGAATCAATGACAATGAATAGCATGACGAATGACGCATTCTTCTCTACTGTAGTTGATGGTGATACCGTTGGTGAAGACCTTTCGAATGTAAAAGACGTTGACTCAACAGAGGATAACGCATAATTTATTTTTGTAGCGACACGAAAAAGGGTTAATATTAGTGAGAGTAGACCAGTAACCCTGCGTGAACTATACACAAGACCCAGCAGACTCATAGTCTTCTGAGGCAGGACGAGGGTCTGGAAAGTCGAAAGACAGGACCCAACTCTGGACGAGCCTCTATTGTCTGGCTTGCTGTTAGACTCTCTTTAGTTGCTACAATTATAAATTTAGAAAGACCAAGAATTTAATTTCTTGGTCTTTTTTTTTAAAAACTATTTATTTTACTTCTGGGGCTTTATATATTTATTTCGATACGCTATAACACTTTAAAATTAATCGAAATAAATAAATTTCATGGAAAAGAATACTGAAGTACAAGATGAGGTTAAAGCACCTAATCAAAATGAAATTATCGACAACGCTATCGGTAAGCTCAGAGATAACACTTTTAAGACTTATTTCTATTGTCCGCCAATGAACGGCCCAAGTGGGGGAGTTGGGGTTTTACTAAGAGCAGCTAAAAATCTTAGCGACAATGGTTTTGATGTAACGCTTGTTTACGAGCCAAGACACGACCAAAGAGCTTCATACGAAGCTTCAACAAAAGCTAAGAAGCAAGTTGATATTTTTGACAAATTCAATCCTAAGTGGGTTGACTTTGATATTTCAAATATCAAAATCATGCCTCTTGGCGATAAGGATATTACGTTCAATGACGGAACCACTCAAGCATGTATTCCGCTTAGCGTAAATCCAGAAGATTTTTTAATCATTCCAGAAGGTTTTCCTGATGTAATGAAAAAGACAATGCAAGTTTCTTGTAAGAGAATTGTGTTTGCACAAAGCTGGTTCTACGTATTAAATGCGATGCAGCCAGGAGAGAAGTGGCAGCACTTTGGAATCAGAGATGTAATCTCTGCGTCTGATGCAATCACTGAATACTTAGTGTCAGTTATGCCAGGTCTTCACGTAAAAGATTTTAAACAAGGAATCAATAGAGAAATCTTCAAGGTTCCCGAAAAAGTATCTGATAAACTACCTATGGTAGCTTTCTCTGCATCAAGAGGTCCAGAAAATAAGTTGAAGACTTACAATATCATCAAGACTTTCTATGCATTCTACCCACATCTTAAGTGGATTAGATTCCAGGAGCTTGAAGGGATGGATAGAGAACAATTTGCTGAGAGACTTGCATCTTGTGCATTCTATTTATACACCGATGACATTGCAGGATTTGGTACGGCTCCACTTGAGGCTATGGCTTCTGGAACTCACACTATTGGATGGGCTTCATTTGGTGGCAAAGAATATATGACCAATGAAAATGGTTTCTGGTGTAATAATGGAGACATTTTCCAGACTGCAGAAATCTTAGGTCTTGCTATTGACAAATGGCTTAATGGTGATATGGATTCAGAAGACATCCAGTCTAAATACGAAGAAACTCTTAGCAAGTACACCATTGAGGGAGAAAAAGATAATATAATCAAACTTTTAAATGAATATAAAGATGAAAGAATTAAAGAACTTGAAAGCTTCAAGCAATAATATCCTTGTAGGATTATACCTTGATAAGATTAAGCATGAAGGTCAATTGGCAGAATGCCTTTTTGGCCTTGCTAATCAAACCCATCCAGTTGACGTTGTTATATTGGATGCTGGCTTGTCCAACAAAGAAATAGAGTCTTTGATGGGTATAGCTAAAAAACCAACCATCAAAACTGTTAAGACAGCTGAAGATGGAACGGTTAATGAAGAAATAATTGATGCTAATGGTAGTGTTGATGTGAATATCATCAAAACTGAAGTTAGCAATTTCTCAAAAGTATTCAATACATTATTTAACTTAGCGCTTAATGGTGGCTATGAAGCTTTTTCTGTCATCGAAATTGATGATGCAGTTGGGGCCAAGTGGTACAACATCGCTAATGTATACATGAAGGAGAATGAAGAAGTAGGATTCTTCTTACCTATGATTAGAAATTTCCAAAATGGAGCCTTAACTGGCTTAATGAATGAAGCTTGTTGGGCTGAAGGAATTTCTGAAGAAGCTGGAAGATTCGATATGAATCTTCTTTTAAGATTTAACTGCGCAAATCCACTTGGAGGTGTATTCAGAGTTAGTAGCTTAGAAGAATACAGCGAAGACAAAGATGGTAGATTATGCCCCATGAAGGAGAGTATCAAGATTAGTCATTATTATGAATTTTTCCTTAGGATGATTTACAATGATGTTAAAATGATGACAGTTCCAAGAGTTGGATATGACTTCAGAGTAAACAGTGTACAAGAATTTAGTCATTCATCTTCAAAAGTTCCTAATAACATCGCAGCTATCCCAGAAGAAAAAGGGGGAGTTAGCGCTCAGGAAACTTCTTTTTGGGTGGAACTTGCTAAGAAAGAATACTTTTTTGACGAAGATAGAAATAAAGTATATGAACAGCAACCACAAGAACAATAAAAAGAAGGTAGCTAAGAAGAAAGAATATTGGACAGCAGAAACCGAAGAAGCGGTTAAGGAGTATTTAAAAAACGACTTTAATTATTACCAGTATAAGATTGACAAGCATATCGAAGACGTTTCAAAAAGCGTTGAAAAGAACAGGGTCAATCCAAGACTTAAAGTCATAGCTTTAGATGAAGACTTTATTTTAATAAACCAATCTATGGTAGACCATACCAGCAGAGAATCGGTTATTAGAAAAAAAGAGGAAATCTTTAGAAAGCATATTCACAAGCCGCTCACCAGATTGGTTGAGAACATAATATTTAGCTTCAAGTTATTTAGGTCTGGAGTGGACGTTAAGACGCTTCATAATGATTGCATGTCTCATGTTATTGAAAAATTTTGCAACTTTGACCCAGACCAAAATACTAAGTCTTTCTCTTTTTATGGAACAGTAGCGAAACACTACCTTCAAAACAAGAAGAAGGAAGTTGATAAAAGTACAAAGGTAACTTTGAGCTATGAAAATCATAGTGAAGAGGCCGATGAGCTTTCTCAGTTTGAGCTCGATGATGAATCTGACCTTGATAGCTCTCTTGCTTTATTTAATCACATAACTGATTTATTTGAAGGAGAAGTGGAAAGGCCAGATATTTCTAAAAATGACGCAAAAGTTGCTGAGGCAATTGTGGATATTTTTAGGAACCACGAATTAATAGGAGTTTACTCTAAGAGTTCAGTGTACAAATTAATCAAGGAGCACACAAATCTTGAGACAAAAGATATTACTTATTCCCTCCACAGATTTAAAATTCTTTACAAACTAAAGAAGCAAGAATTTGTTGAAAAACATAGGGATAAGTACTATGGATATGATGATGATATTTTTCCTTATTAGTTAAGCCATGGATACAAAGTTGAAAAAAGACATATTCTTATTGATACTTAACACTATCTTTGGTGACAATAACATGGAGATTGACACTTCTAATTGCATTTCCTTTTATCACTTCTTGGTCAACACTCTTATGGATGAAATAAAAGCTATTCCCAAGGATGAAGATGAAGACATACTTTTATGCGATTCAATAATAGAGCTACTATGTAACTTTGACATAATGGGAAGTTGCCTGGAAGATTGGGAACCAAGACTCACAATCGACTTCTTAAAAGATTTCTCTGGGCTCGATGACTCAGGTTTTGAGCGCTCAATTTATAAATTCAGAAAAATTTACATACTCATAAAAGATGATTTTATCCTTGGTTTGACATAGTTTTTTTCTGAAATCTATTTATAAGAACAATAAAACTGTTAAAAATGGAAGATAATACAAATCAAACACCTGGAACCAACCCCTCTGGAAAGAGTATGGACCCAACAAGGGAGTTGTATGAAAAGTTAATCTCAGAGGTTTATAGATATAAACTTGAGGAGAGAGAGATGGCTCTCGATAGATATAGGAGAGCTGATGCCCAAATGGATACAGCAGAAAGCTTTATTTTAATGGGAAAGAATGCAATTGACTTTCTTAAGCAAGCAGCAAATGCCTCTGATGGTATTGAGAAGCTCGCAAAAGAAATTAAGAGTATTGTATACAAGGAAGACTCGACATCAAATGTTGAGGTAAACTTTAATGACGCTACTAAGCGTGCGCTTATTGACGCAGTTAAGGAAGAGGAAGATAAAGATGATACCCTTCCAGATGAAGATTTAGAAGATTAATAGCAATGGCACTAAAAATTCCCGTATCATCACCACTTACTGACGCTCAGTCTGAATTGACCTCGAAAATAGGTTCAATGAAGAGTCTATTGTCCTTACCTATTGATGTACACTTAAACATCCCTAAGTCTCAACAGATTTCTACATTTGACTATCTCATCAAGGTTATGAAGGCTATGGGTATTGACCCAGAGTTAATATTCAATTTATTTTTGGATAAAGTTTTCGATGAAACAGGAACCTTTTTAGAAGAAAAAGTTATTGCCGCTGTAGCTGACTCAATCGGACAAAAGGGTAGGCAACTACCCAGCATTAATAATCCAACAGCTACGCAAGCAGAGAAAGACCAGTATAAGATTAACAACAGAGCTTATCTTGCTGGCTTAATACCTCCAACCTTCTTGCAAGCAGTTAAACAGCAGCTTGCTAAAAATCTTACTATGATGATTTTTGGTCCGAAAGATGGAGGAGCCGCAGATGTCTTAAATCCAAATGCTTCAGAAAGAGATAGATTGTTCAATGAAGCTATTTGTGGAGTTAATCTATTTAGTGTGTCAAGTGACCCAATTGTACTTCAGCAAGATGTCGAATACAATAGAATTGCTCTTAGAAAACAACTTGAGAAAGGTGAGGTGATATTTGAGGTTAGCTGTCAGGATGTGAAAGTACTCCTTCCAGAAGACCCCTCTTACATATTTGAGGGAGGTGGACAATTTACAGCAAGTTCAACACTACCCCCTACTCCAGCACAAAGTCTTTCTATTTTAGTACAGCATGTAAAAAATCAGGGACAGAGAATTAATAATGAGCAAAACGCTAACTCAATAGGACATAGCTTTTTTGAAATATTGATTGGAAAACTTCTAAACTATATTTCTTCGCTTGTATTTCCATTTCTTGGACCTATTTTTACGGCAATATCATCAGACTCTGCAGCAACAGGTCTCGCAGCATCAAACATTGCTTATAGCAATTGCGACATAATGAACTCTGCAGACGACCCCTCTCAAAATCCAGAAGAAAAACAAGAGTTCTTCAAAAGTCTTGTAAATGCTTTATTGAAGGAGTTATTGAGAATGCTTCTTGTTTTTGTCATCAAGGAGTTTAAGAGACTTGTAGCAAATTATTTCACAAGGACAGCTATTGAGAAACAAAAGAGAAGAGCTGAAAAGATAAAACAAAAGTTCGCAATATTTGATAAAATTGGAGAAGCCGCAGAACTTGCCAGTAAGGTGCAAAAGTATGCAGCAGCAGCTGCTACACTTTCTTCTATACTTGGCGCAGCAGCCTCCGCCTAATAAATAATAGACATGGCAGTTATACCAATAAATGAAGACCTTCAAAAGTCAGAGGAGATAGCAGATTTCCTGCTATTCCTCCTTAAGGAAGATAGAGTACCCGTCCCAAAACCGAGTATTCCACAAATTCTTCTCGCTAAGACAAGACCAGGGCTTAACGCCCAAATCCTTACATCCTCAATTACCGCAAGGTTTGAAGAAGCTGGAATACCTACGGGACCACTTGTTGGCGGTACCCCTAACGTTATGGAAAATTTTGTTAAAATTATGATGGAGGAAATTGTGACAGCGATTCAAACAGATATGCGAGTTGACATCGCAACTGATGCTGGAGCAATTGTAAGTGCATCTGGAGCGAATGCTGGTGGTCCTGTGGCCGTGGTAGGAGCTACTACAGCACCTCACTCAGCAACTGGAATAGCAAGCTAATGGAAGAGGTAAGAAAAACTAAGAAAGAATTGATTGCGGAGGCTCAGGTTCTTGCTGATAAATTTGATGAAAAAAAAGCAATAATAGAGACAGCTCTTGAAGATTTGGATTCTAAAGAGAAAATTGGCCCAGAACACATCAGTGGTATGGCTATTATTGAAGATATGTTTAATGAACTTGACCAGATAGAGCTTGAACAGGCGAAAATATTTGAACAAATAAAAGCATCATAAAATGGGGATAGACAAATTAGCGAGAGCAACTTTGCAAAATCAAGGTATTGTTGGTGGTATGGTTTCTGAGGGAAACCAAAACTCCAGAAACATATACCCAGCGATTGTAGTTAACAATGAGGACCCGCTTGGAATGAAGAGGGTTATAGCTCGAATCATATCACTTGATGAGAATGACCAAATTAATGGAGGTAGGGATAGAGATACTCCAACCGACCAACTACCATTCTGCGTTCCAATTATGCCAAACAACTTCCACATAATACCACTTGTGGATGAGATGATTTATGTTTTCTTGGAAAATCCAAGCGATAACTCAGCTCCGAGATATTATATGGGTTCTCAGATTAATAGCCCGTTTAAACTAAAGTTCCAAGCTTACGCTGAAGCCCAAAGGGTATTTAAGTACACTGACTTTAATCTCAATCCTAACAAAGATAATAACTTACAAGCATTAACTGTAATTCCAAAAGTAGGTGACATCGCACTTCAAGGTCGTACAGATGCAGATTTGATACTTAGGCCGAGAGAAGTTTTTATGGTAGCTGGTAAATTCGACAAAGGAACTCTAAATATAAATGAGACAACCCCATCTATCTTCCAGATGATTCAACAAGAAAATGACATCGAAAAAGATGATGAGCTAATACCCAAGTATTCACAAGCAAATTTAACTTCAACAAATATGAACTTTTACTCTATAAGAGGTAAGTTTAGAGATGCTGCTTTGGCTGATTTTGAAATAAATGAAGACCTTAAGTCGTTCGGAGATTTAGCCAACTCCCTTCACCCAGCGGTATTTGGAGATGAGCTAATAAAAATACTCGACCTCATAATAAAAGTTCTGTTGACACATATTCATACTCCGCAACTACCTTTATTGGCAACTCCAGAGTCAGATGAAATGTCTTCATACACAGTTGATGGTAATCTACAAAGAATTATATCAAATCACATAAGAATTAACTAAAACCTAAACCTAATGTAAAAAAGCGTTCTATTTTCTAATGAAAGTCTAACCAAAAGGATTTTAATGGAAAAAAACGATGAAATCAAACAAAAGGCAGAGGAATTGATTAATATGATTAAGGTGGTTGAGGAAGAGTTGGTAGAATTAAGAAAAACCTGTAAACATTCGGATTATAAAATTAAAGATATTAACTTTGGAGTCGGAGCTTCTAAATTGAGAAAGATGTGTAAATTTTGTGATAAAATCATAGGATTTCCAACACAAAAGGATTTAGGGGACAACGGTTACATATAATTGCATAAACATGAACTTAATCGAAAAGCTTGGCGAATTTATAAAAAGCCAAAATTGTAAAATCTCAACCGCAGAAAGCTGCACATCTGGATACATAAGTAACCTCCTCACATCGTTTCCTGGAAGCTCAAGTTATTTTGAAGGTTCTCTGGTGGTATATAGCAATAAAGCTAAGATAAACGTTCTGGGCGTAGAAAAAGAGTTGATAGACATGCATACTGAGGTTAGTCCCGAAGTTGCTTGTAGAATGGCTGAAAGAGTTAAGGAAGTGATGGGTACACAGTATTCAATCGCAACCACTGGATATGCTGATGTGAATGGTTTTGGAACTGAGGCAAACCCAGCTGGAACAATTTATGTAGCAATATCGACTCCAAATGAGACAATTGTTAAGAGACTTGAATTGAAAGATAGTAGAAGTAGAAATACTTATCTCATTGCAATGGAGGCGATAGATATGCTAAATACTTCTATTAGAAACCATCGGGTCGTATTACCTTAAATACAGTTGCATTAGGCATTACTCTTTTGGTGCCAAACTCATCAATTCTAAACTGGATACTATAAGTTTGATTGTGAAGTAGCCAACCTGTCTCAAGTACAAAATAGTTTTGTTTACATTTGTTTATGACAGCTTGGTTCACAGAAGTCCACGGAATTACTTCTACCTGGTTGTTCATTACCATTCTATATTTAAGGTCGTAAGCTGTATTTGGTTGATTTCTACTACTGTAGTTAACCCTAAGGTCTACAAAAACTTTGTGAGTTTCTCCGATTGAAAGTATAGAGTTATTTCCAATCCCGTAAACAGAAACAGAATAATCATTAACCTGCGGAACGTTGTTCAGATAATAGTTATCACGTATAGTAAATACCTGAGTAATATCTTGTTGGTCAATACCTGGAACAAATGTAACTCCCTGCCAAACATCTTTATACTGCTCGCCACGAGTCGCTAAGTTCATAAGTACATCTATGTAATAAACACCATTCTCCATTTGAGTTGGAGTAAGACCAGTGTATACGGGAACATCAGCAAGAGTTCTAATTTCAACGGTTCCAGCAGAAAAATAGTTAACAGCATTATTTCCGCTATATGTGTACAAGAATAGTCTTGAAGTTCTATTATTAGTTACTTGAAGTCTATCATCCTGGAATGACTGAGTATAGTTAACCTCTATGTATGGTTTAAATGCTGTGTTTGTTTTTTCTGTAAAGAAAGAAGCAATATATCTGGTATCTGTACTTAAAAGCTCATAATCTCTTCTATATGCAACCGCAATTCCATTATTCTGAGAACCACCGCTTAGCCAATCCCTTACAATATCAGTAATGTCCATGTCAATATCCTCATTACCTATATCAAAATGTTGAGTTGAATATTGAGTTACAGCCGTTGAAGCTGTTGGGTTGGTGAATATACCTGGTTCATCCCAAGTAGTAGCAAGCGTAGCGGAGTTCCAATTAGAATATCCAGTTAATAGTGGATTTCCACGTTGTTTTACAAGGTAATTTTCTTTATAAAGGTCATAACCTCTTCCTTCATCCCAATCTTTATTTACAGGAAATGCTATGAGGTCATAAGATGCCGATATTCTTTTGTCAAGAATATCAAATTCATACTCAGGGTCCAGAATTCTATCTCCTGGAATGGCGTTTGTCATCTTAAGTTTGTATGAGGTAATTAGATTTGGGTTAATTTCTTTCAGAGCAAGCTTATTAGCAAGTTCATCAAGTTCAAATTTTACAATAAATCTACTTATAGAATTTCTTTTCTCTGGAGCGGTATCTGTACCTCCACCTCCATACCAAAGGTCAGTAACTGCATTTTGACCTGAGTTATAATTTTGGTAAGCACCACTGGCTATTGAATTTGATTTTGAAGGATATATTCTAAAAACTCCCATAAACTGTTTTCTTATAAATATTCATTAATTCTTTTTATAACCTACCTAACCCTTTATTTTTTTTGTAGGCATATTTATATTAAAACAAAGTATAGCTATGCCAATAAGTATAAGATTCCCATTTCAAGAGACTCAAGAGGGTGGTGTATTTTTATCGACAAAAACCACAGCCGAGGCAATTCAGACTGATTTAATTTCTCTTCTAACAACAAAGAGAAGGAATAGAGTTATGAATAATGGTCTTTACTCTCCTTTGTGGGATTATATATTTGAGCCATGGGATGATATTTCTGCAACAAAACTTAGGGGCGAACTCATCGAGAAAATATCTGAGTATTTATCTGAAATAGAGGTTACACAAATCAAGTTCACTTTTAATGAACAAGAAAATTTGCTTGAGGTTAAGATAACCTATAAAATTATTGACCTTGGTGGGGTTAATGATAGCGTTAGCGTTGTAGTTCCAGTAGAAGCTGGTGAAGATGCAGAAAATAGCCCACATTTTTAAAAATAAAACATGGCACAAAAGACTGTAACAGTAAATTATTTAAGCAGAGATTTCTCCTCAATTAGAGGTGACCTAATCAACTATCTTAAAACATTTTTCCCAGAGCAATGGCAAGATTTTAATGTCACCTCACCAGGTATGGCCCTATTGGAGCTTAACGCTTATGTTGGTGATTTATTGTCTTACGCAACTGATAAGAAATACAATGAACTTTTTATTGATGGTGTCCAGGAGAGAAGGTCTGTGTACAGACTTGCCAAAACATTTGGATACAAACCACCAGGAGTTAGGCCAGCGATAAGTATTGCAGATATTATCATAGAGGTTCCGCCTACAGCAGATGGTCCAGATGCAAGCTATCTTCCTGTTTATAGGTCTGGAATGAGAGTTAAGGGGGCTGGGCAAACCTTCGAAACAGTGAATGAAATTGACTTTTCAAGCGACTTTAGTGAAGAGGGTGTTGCCAACAGAATTATTGAACCTATATTTAATGGAAACCAAGATTTAATCAGATATAGAATAATCAAGAGAGAGCTTATTAAAGCGGGTGTTACTAAGATATTTAAAGTAGAAGTTCCAGCTGGACAAGCAGGACCATTCTATCAAGTAGAACTCCCAGATAAAAATGTTCTTGAAATAGTTGGAGTTATAGTTCTTAATGGACTTGGAATTAATAGAACCCCAAGTTACAGTGAATTCAATGATTTTCAGCTTCAATATTTTGAAGTTGACTCCCTTCCTACTGATAAAATATTTTTAGAGGATGATAGCGCTGATGACATCAATGGAGTTAAGACTGGTAGGTATGTTGAGATTGAAAAAAGATTTGAAAAAGAATTTTTGTCAGATGGTTCATGTGTGCTTACATTTGGTGGTGGAGTTGAAGATTATGATGCTTACGCAGCTTATTTGACAAGTCTTACCAATACAGTTAAGTGTCCAGACTCAAATAACCTTGATGTATCTGTGATTCTTAACAACACAGCTCTTGGGGTACAGATTCCACCTAACTCTACTATTTTTGTTAAGTACAGAGCTGGTGGTGGCCCTTTAAGTAACGTAGGTTCTAACGTTCTTAACGAGGTATCAAATATTCAGAGTCAATCTCTGGGAGCAAATTTGACATTAGTACAAGGAGTGTTATCATCAACAAGAGCAAACAATCCAATTCCAGCAATTGGTGGAGTTGGACTCCCTTCCGTTGAAGAAATTAAGAGTTACATTGCAGCTAATTACAACTCTCAAAATAGAGCTGTTACACTGGATGACTATGTTGCGAGAGCATTTCAAATTCCTGGTAAATTCGGTGCCCCATTTAGAATATTTGGAAAGATTGAGGACAATAAAGTAAAATTATACATCCTTACAAGGGATGGGGCAGGAAAACTTTTTGATATTTCGACAAGTGTTGTAAAGGAAAATTTACAAAGATACTTAGTTCCATACAGAATGGTTAATGATTTTGTTGAGATTAATGATGGAAAAATTATTAACCTTCAAATTGAAATTGATTTATTCATTGATAAGACGTTTAATGCTGGGGAGGTAAAGGCTCAGGCGATAAACTCTATAAAAAACTACTTTGATGTTGAGAGGTGGCAAATGAACCAAAACATCTATATGGCTCAACTTACAGACTTTCTTAGAGACATCCCAGGTGTAATCAATGTTGTTGACATTAGAGTGTTTAATATGGAAGGTGGAGGATACTCAAGTTCAAGACATTCTCAAGCAAATTTTAATAGAACTCAGGACCCATCTACTGGTGCATATAGAACTCAATTTGAGTATATTGACAACGCTATATTTGGAAACCCAATTTCTATGTTTGAGATTAAGATACCAGAAAAAGATATATTGGTGAGGACAGCATCTGGCACCGAAATAAATACATCTATAACCTAATTGAAATAAAGCCAGAAATTTAAAAATCTGGCTTTTTTGGTTTTATAAATTTAGAAAAATAGCATTAACTATTTATCTCAGTTTTTTCTTTGCCTATATTTAGAATAAAACACTCATGAGCATTCAACAAGAGGAAATATTATTAAAGGAATTTACATCTGGAACAACACTAACATATTTCAGCACACACTTAAATGCTATAACAGATGTTTTGTCAAGAAATCCTAATATTAATTATGTTCCAACCGTTGTATGGCTTGATAATTTTAACAATCCAGTTAAAGTATCTACATTTGATGGGAAAAATCTATGGACACTAAATACAGACAACATTTATGTTCCGCTTGAAGATTTATCGAGTAATCATATAACTGGATATTCTTATGTAAAAGATTTTGCCTACATTGTTGATGATAATAGGTTAGCGCTGATTAAAGAAAGATTTAATAATCAAGTGTCTGAATCACTAACTACTGGCGCAACTATACTCACCGCAGAGGGGGTAGCACCAAACCCAAATGCACCAGTTGTTCCTGGTCATACAGATTATGTGTTCAGGGACTTTCATGAGATTGATGATTTTTTTGTTAATATAAAATTGAATCGAACTTATGGAACTCTTGATACGCTGAATATTTACAACAATCTTGTGAATAGTATACCTACTCAAGAGGCTAATACAGGCGTTGTATTTGGTAGGCTTGTAGCTCTTCAAAACATTAAGGATTCGGAAGGAAATAACATAAGAATTCCACTTAGAAACGTTCCAGTTGGAATATTTAATTCATCACAAGATTACCCAAATTCATCATCTGTTTCAGATAATGGAGATAGAATTTTCCTTAATATTAAAGAATCTATCTCACAATCAGAATATTTTAATGTTGAGTCATTTGATTTTGATAAAAATAAACTATTAAGGTCTGCTTCTCAGTTTACAACAGTGCCAGACCAATATAAGTATGTAACCACAACAAATGATGAAGGAGAATTTGTAATATATGACGCTCCAATTGGAACTCAGATAGTAATGTTTGAAGTTGACCTTCTTAAGCAGGGCTTGACAAGAGATGAAATTGCTCTTAATTTCTTCCCTTTCCCTCCAGATGATGATGCGATATTAGACCAAATACCAAACTTTGCATTTAAGCAATTTCCTATTGATGTAGTACCAGCCTGGGGAACAATACAAACTGGTTTCACCGAATTGAATGTTACGGTTAATATGGACCTTAGAAAATGGACAACCTATATATTTCCTCCAATGGCAATTGGTGCCCAAAGACTTGAGTCCGCTGTAGCTCAGAATGCTGCAAATAGTATTAAGATTGAGATGCGAAATATGGCCAAGCAAGATTTTCCAAAGACAGAGATTAAATTTGCAGAAATTCAAACCGACCTTGATAGAGTGTTTGGTCAGCAATATAATTGGCATCTTGAGTTTGCTCAAATTAAAAATAAGGCTGAGTTTTATAAGTTTGGTTGTCCAGTAATAAAATTGCCAGCAAACATATATGACCCCAATGGTTTTAAAACTGACCCAAATGGAGTTCCAACAAGTCACAAAGGAGTTTGGCTATCAGCTTATCAGTTAAATGTTTTTTCTAATAATAAGGTTAACAGAAAGACTGGTTCCATTTATGCTTGGAACGGCTCTGATATGTTTACTAAGAGTCATTTTGACCTTAATTATTCACCAGCGGTTCCAGATTCATCTCCAACACCAAGCTTTGGGGAGGGACTTGGTAGTTTTCCTTATGAGAAGCCATGGACCATAGATTATCCAGACCAATATAAAATACCTCAAAAACCAACAGACCAAAGGTATCAATATGAACCCGATAGAACACCATCCTCATCTCCTGGTATTTATTATCTTGATGAGCCAGCCTACAATGATGGAGACCTTGTGGGTTATGAAGTTTTTGACCCAAACAATTCTCCAACTGGCGGGTTTGGTTCGCAGTCTGGTTTTGGCATTTGGTTTGGAAATAGAATATCACAAGTAGCTACAAGAAACTTTATGTACAAGTATGAAGCGGGAGTTGCTTGGAATGAAGAGTATGCAAATGGATACCAACCATCTAATCCAGGATACCTAAGGTTTGCAGGAGTATCAAAAGTAGTTAATGGTGAGAAGTATCAAAGATTTGAAGCTGGGTATGGGTATTTCCTTAAGCCGAGTGGATGGCCAAGAATTATGAGAACTCTTTGGGGAGCTGATACGTATTTTGGTCCCGATATTACCTATGGCGTTGGACTTGGCGGAAACACTGAAAGTCCAGGCCCAGGAACAACAACCTCTATTGTATCTGGTGGAATTTGGGGCTCTGAGACACATGCTAATGATGTTTATAATCTAAACAACATTGACCTCGCTCTTGTGATGGACAATAACGCTTCTATTAAAAAAGGGACCCTCGAAGCTTATAGGATTGTAAATTCAAATCCAGACAACCTTAATGAGCCACAAATATTTGTATTACCCACATATGTGAGACTGGCTTGTGATGCATCTGCAGAAAGATTGTATAGTTTTGTTCTTAAAAATACAGGGGAAGTGACCGTATCATTCCCCATGCTTCTCTATGGTGGAGTTAGCACTCCTTCTGGTCTTGTTGGCCCAGGTGGAACTATAACATTGGCTCCTGGACAATCTTACACCCTTTCAAACCCTGTAGATGGAGGTCTATTTCCACCTGAGTTTGCTCTGGCTTATACCAATCAGATATTGCCAGGAAATAAAAACTTTAATGTTGCAACAAACAGATATGATACCGCAAGTTATCAACTTAGATTTGCAATTGATGGGCCAAATCACTATGGTGATACATACTATGTTCAATTTGATAAAACTGCTAAGACAACTCCAGACCAATGGTATATGAAGACAAATCATAGTGGTGGCTCAAATGGTAAAATAAGTAACGGGATTAACACTCTTAATGGAGGAGACCCAAGCGCTGAGATATGGCATATAGAAATTCAAAATAATAACTCAAGCTACGATTTATAATGGATGATAAGAAAAAAATAGTACTTGGTAGTGAAGATATTCTGGTAAAGGGTGTGAGTGATATTTTCTTGAATGTTAATTTACAGCAAACCTTTAATCAAATAAAGGAGGACAAGTATGATAATAACTTTGACCTTGCTGAGCAGTTTAGAAAAGAAAGAAACGCTTCAAGAGATTTTAGGATTTATGGAATTGTAGAATCCACAATTGTCAATACAGACAATCGAACTATATATATTTTTAAGGATTCAGGTCTAACACAAAATATTGGCTCAATAAACACTACACCACTTGTTTATAGTGAGGAGAATGTTTTTGGGAAGAGAAGGGGTAAGTATTTACTTGAACTAAACAACTATGATGCAGATGTCGTTTATTTTAAAATACTTGGAGATAATGTTACCTATGGCAATCAAGTTTTTGAACAAAGACTTGTATTTTATACTCTTGATGGTGAATTTGTAGAATATGGGACTCAGACGGTTGACATAGGTCTTAACAACCCAGGATTTCTTGATATAGATAATGATTTCCCATTTTTCTACAACAAACATTGGATTAAGAAAAACTTGGAAATAATTGAAGAGAAACCTACTGTAATGCAGTTTGATACGGAATTTTCTACTGTCTCAGAAGGAGAATCTATTGCAATTGATATTGCGATGGATAAGCCAAGTCCGTTTGGAAACGAATCAGTTGTGCTTGATGCAGTTCTTGGAACAATCTTGCCAGCTGATTTTAATCTATCTGTAGGCGGTTCTCCCGTGACTTTTCCTATTACACTTAATTGGTCTCCAGGAGAACAAAACAAATCCCTTATATTTGATGCTATTACAGATACTGTAAATGAGTTCTCCGAGAGTATGAGATTTGACCTGTATAATTTTCAGTTCACAAACTCTGGTTTAACAACAAGTCACTATACAACAATAACAGACGCTACTCCGAGAAAGAAAACTATCTATAATCTTGGTGAAATTTATAAAAATAGAGTTCAGTTTACAGGTAGAACATCTCAATCAAACCCATCAGCACCAGTTACCACATCTTCTGCTTATGCTATATTGAGAAACGGACTTCACTTCACCAATTCAAATGAAGAATTCTACCCAGGAGATACTTATACTCTTGCGGTTACAAATGCTGGTGTAGATACTATATTACCAATCAATACAGCTTTTGGTGTTAACACAGAGCAATTGTGGCCTGCTGGAGAAACAAAGTTCTTCAACTTAGACACAACTTACTCAGGAAATGAGAAACACAAGGTTAGATTAGTATTTCCACAAGGAAGTCCCCCTAATGTTGGTGAGTTTAGAATCAATGGAGTTAAAATACCTCTTGGCTCTGGACTACTTAGTTATGGTTCTATTGCTCCAAAAATAATTGATGGTTCATCTTCTGACTACCTTCCTTCATATGGTCTTGAGAAAGATTGGAGTGCTGTTGGTGATGGAGTTAGCGCAATAACTATAACATCTAAGACAACAGGGCTTCCTGTAAAGATTGATATACGAGCAACTGCTTCATCTTTTGGATTTCCTTCTCCTGGGGCACCAAATCCAGGAGCAACCCCAAACGTATATCAAATTGACCCATTTGTAGAAAGAAGTCAGGTTACTAAAAAATTAACATTGTATGCAAATAATGCTTACAATTCAGCCACTTTCTATGATTTCCAGTTTATAAAGCAAGGATACATTGGTATGCACATATCCCCACAAACTCAAGCGGCAACAACTACTGGAATTGATAGATATTTGATAACTCAATTTAAGTATATCTGTAGAAACTGGGATAGTGTTGAGGATGATTGTATTTATTCAACCGCAGCAACACCAACGGTTGGAAATGTTATCACAACACTCCCTGGTAATATACCAAATCAGACGAACTATCTTCATCCAGTAGCTGGAGCTTACATAAATGGCTCTGTATTATTGTCGTCTAATAGTCTGCCTGATACCAAGCTAAATTATACTACGGTTGAAAAGGCCGAGTTCAAACCGTACCCGTTGATTGTTGAGCCTTGTACTAAGGATGCATTATTACCTCATTCTATAAGTCAAGTTACTAAGATAACAATACCTCAAATAGGACAAGGGAATGAGGTAAATAGATTGTTGTATGATGCCAATTCTAATGGATTCCGCTCATTTGACTTTAGAAGTGGAACCTCAGGTCCATTTACGACTTTTTACAAAGATAACGTTGGTTTTTACACGACAAATGATATTAAGTGGGGTAATCAGATAAATGTCAGTGGAGCTACAACTGGGTCGATTGGAACTTTATCACAGAGGTTGGATTATGGTCTTACAACATCATCAATCCCTGTTGGACCAGTTATTGGGCTTGATGCTGGTGGCTCACATATTGCTGAAACATACCCAGCTACAACAATATACCTTGAAGCTAAGACTGCTGGGATTCCATTTCAGATAACCAATATAGTTAATGCTTATGTTCATACGGGTGCTTCTGGTGGTTTTTTTGGTCCTACACTTTTAGCTGGAACCACACTTGGACCTATTCAAGTTGAAACATTAATAGAAAATGGAGTAGGCGGAGTTGACTTAAATAAGGCAAGAAACTGGATGGGCGGATATAATACAGACCTTCAGATTGAAACAGGTAGCTCTGGCGGTGGAACTGGTGGTGGAACTGGTGGTGGAACTCTACCTTCTGAAACTTTACCTCCAGCTGGACTTGCCTTATAATTAATTTGAATTATTTATAATTGATGGAAAAAATAGATAACATATTGAAATACCAAATATATGTGGATGCTGAATTGGTAGTTCCAGGGTGTTGGGATTTTGTTCACGATAATGGAAGTAGAAAGAGATTTCCAGAATATGACTTTTACCTTCCCATATTCTTGACCAGAACTTATGATATTTATGAGTATGTTCAAATTGATGCAGAAGAAGAAATAATACCAATAGAGAGACAGGAATTTAATCCATTTTTTATCGAATTTGGTTTTTTTGATACGATAGAAAGAAATAGGGTAAACAAAGGTAGTCAGCTTACAGTTGATATGCTTAATTTTATTCGACTCAGAAGAGGAGATGTCTCTTTGTATAGTGATGTTGATTTGAGAAAATGGTTTGATGATATAGGTATTAACGAGTTCCCTTGGAATAAAGGAACCGCTCTTGAAACAACTATTGATGATATTGATGAATCTACATTCGTTAATACAAACATAGTGTCTAAAGCGAAATACTTCAACATAGATGTGAATAAATAATGATACAAAGACATACAATATTACTTAATCAAAACTTCTCTGCACAAACAGCAGTTGTAAATTCATCATTGATAACACTTGGTGGATACCAGGTGAATAATATTCAAGGATTAGGTGGTGGTATTGTCAATTCCTCAAATGTTCGAGTGTTTTTAAATAATGATGTAAATGAATCTATCATCAATGATTTTTTCTCGTACTTAACAGGAAGTACAACAACAGTTGAATTTGCTGAAATATACCACAGTGACCAGAAGCTTGCGGATGTATTTAATAACTACTATGTATCAAGTGTTCTAAATAATCAATTCCCAGCAACATCTGTTATTGACAATAGCTTAACAGGAACAACTGGAACTACTGTTATCGAGAATGCTATCTACAATTATGGTGGATATGCTCCCTCTAAAGGCTTAGATGCAATTCCTTTGAGTATAAATAATTCAACAAGGAACTTAAACATCTACTCAGCTCTCACAACATATACTAACGAGCAAAGTTATTACATACCAGTTTTCATAAGAAGGAAGTCAGGTCAAATAAATGGAGATAAGATTTATTTTGACGAATTTCAAAGAGTAATTGATGCATTTATAAATCCAGGAGATGCAGTGAATAGTGGGGGTACTGGGAACACTGATGGAGGTGGATACTATGGGGGTGGCTCTTCTGAATATGGAACAAATTCTTATGGGTATGGCGGCTCTGGCTCGCAAGGAAAAATAGCACTTGACTTAGGCGAGGCTCCATCGGACTTGGGAGAATCTATTTTTGACCAATTTTTATAAATCATGACAAAGATAACAACAATATTAAATGGTTTTGTAAATATAAATCTGGAAACCGATGAGAATAAATTTTCAAAAATTAGCAAGGAAAAAGATAATGAAATTCTTAAGTCTAATATAGAAATCTCCAATCTTAAATCTGGATTTATAGAGAGAACTATTGCAATAGATTTACAACCACCAGTCTCTTTGAGTAAGATTGCTGAAGAAATCGGCATAAACGGCTCAAGCATTCAATTTGCGTCTGTACAAGGTTCAAATGTATATGGGGTAGAGAGTCAGAATTCAGATTGGGACATAACAGTTGTCTCAACAGATTTAATTGGCTATCGTTTTTCTGAGTTTTCTTTTGAAGGTATTGACTATGATGTGAATATTTATAGTCCAGAAGAATTTCAAAATCGTATTGATAGAAAGTACATGAAAGAACTCGAAATACTATCATATCCAGAAGAGGCGTTTTTGATTAAAACACTCGACTTTCAAACAGAAAATAATAGAACTCAACTTATAAACAAAGTTAGAGAAGAATCTGATGAACTTTGGTTTAGGGCTAAGAATAATTTGAAGATTAAAAAAGATGATTACCAAGCTCTAAAAACAATATGGCACTCCATTAGGTTTTTAATTTTTGCCGAACAAATATTGAAGTTTGGAAGTATAGAAAAACTTTCGGCTGCAAATGTGTTGCGTGACCCAATAGTCAATTCTAAGAGAGTGGACTTTGAATTTTTTGAGGAAAATTTTGGGGCTTTAAGAGAACAAATGAAATTGGAGCTTGGCAGACATATTAGTGAGGATAATTCTGAAAAAAGGGAAATCCAAACAGAGCCAAGTAACACAATAGAGAGAAGGTATGTGACAGCTAATTTTCAGGGATTTTATATCCAAAAAGGAAGTGGTCTACCTAATGTTGAAGCAAGATATATCAGAAGAAACACGATAGAATCGGTTGAAGATAATACTTGGAGAATGTTTATTAGATTTGGTGATTATATAGAACAAAACTGGAGAACATTCAATCCACCAAATACAGATAGAATCTCCCCAGAGTGCAAAGAAGGTTGTATCACGGGATATGTAATTGGGGGAAAAGACAATTTTCAGAATAATAGTAAGATTTTCTTTGGAAAAAATCCTGACACAAAAGAGTATGGAGACCTTAGGCTTAGAATTAAAAACATAGGCTCATACCCTTGTCAAATAAAAGGAAAAACAATTGCTGTCGGAGATTCTATAACACTTAATGTTAATGCTCTTGAGTATAAGCTAAAGCTTCCAACTAATGATGTTTTAGTATCTGCTGGTGAATTTTATAATGGAAATCCACTTACTGTAAACACCCTTACGGAGTGTAATTATGAATTTACATTTGAGGTTGATTACGATGGCCTAAACTTCCAACTTAGAAATTCTGACAATACAATTTCTACAAATAAAGAGTTTAGTCTTGGGGCACATAGATTTAGTAATTCTTATAATTCTGCGAACGCAGACCTTAAAGTTAATTATTATAACTTGACTACGGAACTATCAAATGTTTGGCCGTATTGGGAAAGTAATTTTGTTTGGCCTGAAACATCTCCATATTGCATGGCAGCTGGAACACTATCAATACCAGACCCAAAATATCCAACAGATAGCAGAAGCCTTCAAAATATTATGGTAGATGGAATCATGTTCTTGCACCAAAGTTTGTATAACCAAAATAACTTAGATGCAACAACAAAAACTCAGTATAATAGATTTTCATTCTTACCAAGCGGACAAACCGCCTCCAGTAGCGGATGTACTTCTGTGGACATACAATATCCATATGGAGACTTTGCGCCACAATTGCAAACCTCATCAATACCTTTCTTGGTGCTTTAGCCTTGAATTTTTTTTGATGAATATTTATATTAAACTAAAAGAATTATGGCAGTAGGTATTTATGGAGCAGTAAAATTAGCAGATGTTGACTTTAACGATGTCGATGTCCTTTATGCTTATTCACCAAATAGAGAGTCTGTGGGAGATACTCAATTTTTGCCACTATTCAATAGTGTTACTAATAACGAGTTTAGAAAAATGCTCGGAGGAGACGGTGGATATAAACTTAGACTTCCAGCCTCCATTTTTAACAAACTTGGTTTTTACATGATTTTGATTAGACCAAAAACATTCCAAACCCAGATTGTTGATTGTTCGTTTGTCATAACCAATAATGACCAGGAAATCCAGATTTCAAAAAAAGGAATCGTAATACCTAAACTTCAATTTCAAAGCACAGGCTCACTGATAGGATACCAGTTAGAATATTTTGATGACAATGAAAATAAGATTAAAAACTTTCATAGAATTATCACAAGTAGTGACCTTGTTAGTGTGAATCCAAATAACAATACAACAAACGCAAGCTCTACAACCTATGTTCTTGACCCAACTGGAAACCAACTATTTATCACACTTACTCCTGATGAAGCAAGTTTGATAACAAATGAAGTGAGCAGTGACCTTGGCAAGGCTGGTCAAAAAATACTCCTTTCAAATACTTTCTTTGACCCAGTTATGATTGAAGTTGAAATGGTAGACCAAAGTATCAAGACTCTTAGTTATGGTATTTATGGTCAATCTACAAGAGACCTTGAAACTGGTGTATATTCTATTTTTGATGAAAACGGAAATCTATACAAACAATACACTCTTCTTACTCAGAAGAAGCAGTTTAGCGATGGTAACGTTGATATTAAACAAGAAAGAACTCAAATTGACAGAACTCAAACATTCTTTAACCTATCCCAGGGAGGTACAATTTAAGGATTATATTCTAAGTTTAGATTATTATCCAATCTGAATCAGTACCACCAGTATTATACATTATTCTATTTAAAGGAGTTCCACTAAAAAATACTCGTCCAATTTCTGCGGTTGGCAAAGTTGTTTGAGGTAATAAATCGAAAAACTCATTTATATGACCTCTTTGCATAATCGCTGTATTATTTTTTGTAACATTTAATCCTTGGCCACCCAGCACAACAGAATAATCAGAGTTTATTTGAACTGTATTACCACTTCCTCCTATTATTGCAGCATCTTGTGCTGATAATAAATTATATCTACCGCCAATTATGGCACTACGTCTGGGGGATGTAAATGTTTGTCTTATTTCATTAAAATTACCGCCAATTATAGAATTACTTGTTTCTGTTGTAAAAGAACCACCAATATGAGTCATTGAATTTGATACACCTCCCAATATAGAACCAAAGTTTCCAACTGCTCCAGGATGCATTGTATTACCGCTACCGCTTACAAAAGAACACTCTCCATAAGCTGTATTATTATTATCATTATTGGTAATTATAGAATTTGACCCAGTAGATGCTGACCATAGATTTCCAGATGTTCCAGAATAACCCAATATTATTGAACCAAGATTTGTGTTACCTGAATATATGGTTGAAGCACTTAATGTTGCAAAACTGGATGAACCAGATGCTGTAATTGAATTAAAAGAAGGGGAGTCTACAATATTAACTACTGGAAAGTTATATGTACCACCAGTTGTAGTATTTGTTCCAGGTTGAACTCTTGTAATATCATTTCCATCGGCTGTGGTTATAAAAATATTATACAAATCAGTTCCAGCAGAGTAAATAATCCCACCCCCAGTACCACCTGAAAAGTTGGCACCAGATTCCAATGTAATGTTGTTGAACTCAGCAGTTCCACTAAATTGGTCATTTATGGAATTTCTTCCAACTCCAAACGTTACTCCAGTAGGTATTAATTCTCCAATCATTTTATTTTAATTTCTTATAAATAGTTTGTTTAATATTTAATTACATCATTTTCTTTGATAGCCCAAATATCATAAGTATTATCCCATCTAATTTCTAATTGAATAAACAAACTTGTATCTGAGTTTATAATAACAGGTCTACTGTCAAGGGCATATCCTCTATACATTGTGTTAAGTGTGTACACTCCCTCTTCGAGACTTCCAAAAGAAAATTCTCCAACAGCATTTGTTGTAGTGTTAGCAAAACTTAGGTTAGGATAAATGAGTTGAAGTGTAGCTCCACTTACAGTTGAACCAGATACAACACCACTCAATGAATACTCTGAAAGGGGACTTTCAGAATCAAGAGAAGGAGGGGTTCTAAGCCCAGTAATATCAGCAGCATATGGACTATCAGATTCTGTGTACACATAGGTTTTAGTCGGTTCAACTTGAGTACACAAACTAAGTGTTTCAGAGAAGGTTACGACATTTTGTCTGACTCCAAACATATTTTCTAATTCTTTTACATTTCCAACTCTATATATTAAACATTTATTTGTTTTGAGGGACATCTGATACTTTCTAATTGACTTGTCTGTTGAAAATTCAGAAGCAGAATCTTTTGTTTTGCTCATTGCGACCTCTTTTTGCTCATCCGTTTTAGGAACTACATATGTAAATACAGTACCTGTGAAACCAGTATCTCCAGTATTATAGCTAACTTGAACCAGGTAGCTATCTGCACCCTCTCCATTAGACCAAAAAATCTCTGGAGTGAAAGTACTAATTTGACCCGTTGGGGTGGGATATTCAAAAATAGGCTTATCTGGAACTTCGAAATATGAGAAATAAGCCCCGCCCTTAAAAATAAGGCCCTTAAACTCACCATTTTCAATAACCATGTTTTCTGAAGAAGTTTCTCCTCTTACGGTTGATTTATAAACTTGGTCAATTAAATAACCATTTTCTCCAATAACCTGAAGACCTGTCAATCCAGGTGTCAATTCTATGTCGAATATAAAGTTGGTATCAATTATAAACTGGTCTCTGTCTTTAAATAATTCAGTCTTATATTCTCCGATATTCTTAATGTATTGCTCAATTTGAAGGTCATATATATTCGTTGTAATACCAGATGTTTCAGCAGTGATTGAATATAATGGCTCACTTAATTGTTCTTGCAATATTGTCAATAATTCAGCTCTTGACACGGGAGCACTTCCCTGGTTTAATCCAGTGATTTGTTTTTCACTTTCAATTCCAGACTTATCAAAATTATTCTTATCCTTAAATGACCTAACTAAGCTTTCTATTTCACTGTTTTTTTTGGTGATTGTTTTTCTATTAACCTTTCCAGTAGTCTCATCAAATTCATCAATTGTTTCTGTAATAAATCTCTCAGTTGTAATTGACTCGTTGGAATCATTCTTAAATTTTTTCTGAGCAGCACTGAACATATCCCAGCTTACACGATATATATCGTGCTTAATATATACATTTGGACCAAAACTTGTTGTATTAGCTGAGAAATCAAACCTAACAAAAGGTTTAACAAGACTTGTGAATATAGCGTTTGGATTTTGACCATAATAATCTTTTGTACCCCCAGCAGTGGTGTACATAGGAACATCAAAGGCAAATGGTAAAGTCATAGCCTCGAAAGCATCGGAAAAGATGTTTTGCTTAAAACTCTGTGCAATATTGTTTGAGTTTCCTGTAGTCTCTTGTATGGATTTTCTAATAATACTCATTTCACATTTTTTATGGTCCTGGGACTATTGTTGTATTTGATACTCCTGGTTGAATTTCACCGTAAATTTCAAATGCCTCAACACCAGCTACAAATAGGTTTTGGTTTACAGTTCCACTTATGGAGACAGCTGTCAACCTCTTAGTTATACCTTGGCTAATTCCACTATTAATTACAACAGGGGTTATTGTGCTGCTATAAAAATCATTTACCTTTGGACTAATCTGAACTGGCCTAAGAGTTGGTCTAAAATCTGGTGGTAATGGAATCTGAAATTCAGAGCCATCATTAATACCCTCTTTATAGACGAATCTCTGTCTGTGGAATACTGTGTTTCTATAAGTTGTTCCTTGGCACTCAAGAATTGTAGTTGCTGGAATAAGTTGTAATAAATAATCCTGGAAATTAACCTCCATCAACCCAAGAAAAGCTTCAAGTTTTTTAATTGTCAATCTATTTGACTGAGGGTATGACATGAGATAGTAATTCATGTATATCTTTTTAAGCTCAGGGTATCCAAAGGTTGTGTGAACTTGAGAGTTTGTCTTTCTATTTCTTGGCTCTATATTCGATGTGTAGATAAATTGCATGTACTCATGAAATGTCATTCCAGTAATTATATCTGGAGCAACAAAATCACAATTATCAATCGCATATTCAAATGGAACAGTGTTCCCGCTAAAATAAGGAGAGCCACTTGTTCCCCAAACCCAACATGTACCGCTCATTTGATACCAATGGAATACGTCACACTCAATTGCATTGGCAGGACTAAGTGTTGCACACAATTCTTTTGTGTTCACAATGTTTTCGCTCCCAGTGTAACCAGTATTTCCAACCTGCACCTTAATGTTATCAATTTTCTTCAGAGGATTAAACTCTGGTGTCCATTGATTAATGTATTTTTGACCAGTTCCTCTTCCTGGGCCCCCTTCTTGAAAAATAAATTGACTTGCATCATAGTCGATAAAACCCCGTGCATTTGTCTTGTTAATAGCTCCTGGGTTGGTTATTTCTAATTGGTCCGTGTTAGAAAGTGTAGATTCTATCTCGTAGACAAACTCGTTAAATACAACGAGGCACTCAGGAGCACCCATTAATTTAAAAATAAACTGAAGAGCATCCCTTGTCCCCTTTCTCTTGTAAAGCCAATTGATATTAATCAAAATCCTCTTCCACATTTCTACATTGTAGTATGCAAAAGAGTTTTGGTCAGGATTCTCATCATCAACAAGATATTCAAAAAGGTCTATTTCACTAAATGTACTTGACAATTTCCAACCAAGCAGGTTGCTAAGTTTTACTAAGAACTTCTCAGGAACACTTTCTTGGTCGTTATAATTAAGGGAGTGAGCGTAAGCTATGTTATCTATAAACTGCTTAATCTCATCAAACTGTTTTGCATAAGATGCTGCAATTTTTTGATATATCTGTGTCTTTGTGTCGAATTCAATATAGTTGTCTGGAATCATGGTCTTAATCATGATGTCAGTTTTGTCTATATCAGTATTCCCAGCCAAAAGGAGCATAGCACTCTTGTATTGCTCAAAAGCCTCTCCCCTTGTATCTGGATTAAATCCATCTATTGTCCTTGGCCACTGAATTCTGTAGGTAAAATCCCTTTTCTCATCATCAACATCAGGAATATCAAACACCCCCTCTCTAAGAAGTTGTCTCTCAAGCCTTGATTGCTGCATCCTATATTCAGTAACTCTTTTCCTTGAGGGTCTGATATAGACAGGCAGGGCACTCGTGGTTCCAGTAATCGGAACAACAGCTCCACTTGATAAGTGTCCGTTTATCTCAAATTGAAGATAAGCAGATACCCCTGGGAAGTATGAATATGTGTTAATTGCATAAGATTCTGTCTGAGCAGTTGTAGATGCACTTAATTGAATTTCAAAAAGATTTGTCTGGGTCATCAAGCTAACTTGATTTCCAACTGGAGAGCCAGAGCTAAATAAAATATACCCCTCGTTAATTATTACGCTTGCAGGTATTTTAAATGTAGATGTCTTTTGTCCAGTAGTATTGTTGAACGACTCACTATAGTCATACACTGTAACTCCATTGAATTCATCAAAAGCCAATGCGGCATACGGAAAATTATCAATTATGTTATTAATTGAGCGTGCTACCTCAGTATAAAACGAGCCAAAATATGTATAACTGTAGGGGTCAGAATTTACTGGTCTTAGCTCATTATTTTGAACTGATGTGTGTAAGACTGGGTTAAAGTTATCAACACCCATATTCTCAAGTGTTGAGAACGGTGTAAAACTAAGGTTATCAGGTTTGTCACCAACATAATCAGGCTCAACGTTTCTCTCAATTCTGTAATCACCAAACGTAAATATAGATGCAGACGAGACGTTTTGGAACCTAAGGTCCTCTCCAGGGCTGAATGCTACCGATAAAGTGTTTGCTGTATTTGCTGGTGTTGCCATTAAATCTTTTTCTATAAATATTAGCGAAAAAGTTTTCGAATCTAAATAATAAAAGATTATTTTTTATCCTTAACTATTTATTTTCGAAGAAGAATTAAATAAATTTTATCATTCTATTTATAGAAAAAACGCTGAAATGAGTTACTTACCAAACGAGCCAACAACTTTTATAAACATAAAGCTTACCGATGACGGGAGAAGACTCCTATCTTTGGGGCAATTGACATTTAACAAGGCAGTTCTATCCGATAGGGAAGTAAACTACGGAATTGATAGAACTGGAGCTTATGATATAGGGTGTTGCAATAGAATTATAGCACCGAAAGACGCTGCTCCAAAATTTGCACTACCACTTAGCTTTGACGGCTCTGAAGCAACCCCAATTACGGTTGGTTCAGCAAAACAAATCATTACAGCACAGACTGAGACTACGGGTTTCTTCACGGGAACAACCACAGGAGTTACTTGGGCCATCGACTTTGATGAATACCTTGGCTCTAACACAATCGACTACTCAACATATGTTCCAGATGGAACCAATAATGTTACGGTTGCTGGTGGTGGTACTGGTCATTTCCCAGTTGCTGGAGAATTGATGTATATTCCATGGGAGCCAATTTCGGCAAGTGGATTGACATACGACTCATCTACAACCATAAACTCAGGCACACCTTTTAATAGCTTGTGGTATAGAGTTTTAAGTGCAGACACAGGAACATCAATAGTTACGCTTGACAGAAATGTACCAAATTTTGGAGCAGCTTCTACAACTCAAGTAATCAACACATATTTTTACCCATTCAATGGAATTGAGACTTATTATGGCTCTGCTGCAACAGTTAATACCAAAGTTTGGAATATGAATATCATCAGAACAAGTTCTGTTGAAGGTACGAATACTTCTATAAGTGGTTATACAACTTATGGCTCTATCCAATATAATGGTACAAAACAATATATGGGATTTGGTAGCGAGACAAGGCAATTTGGTGTCATACACTACACTAACGAGTACACAGGTAATACTTATGCTGAGCAGTTGGTTGAAAAAACCGTTGTCGTAGACATTCCAAATATAATGTGGCATAGATACCCAGGTACTGCAGGTCAAGTTACCAACTTTGGAATTAAACTTCAAGATTACGCAGGCTCAACAATATTTGATAATGCCGCACAAACAACTTACAGGGAGCTTAGAGATGGCTCAACTACTTCTGATTATGTAGTTGGTAGGGTTTATCATAAACTTAAAATGATTGTTATAACGGACCCAGAGTTGTTGACAGCTTTGACATATAAGTCAAATAGGTCCTACACACTTCCTCGACTTAATCTTGATTCTTCAGCAGTTCCAAACACTTCATGTTCAACAACTACTTTAGATACATCTAATACAACAGGGTTAATGAAGAGCGGTTACACATATTATGTAACATATATTACAGAGAGTGAGCCTACTTATGCTTCTGGGACTTCATTCGGTTATCCACAATCATTACCTTGTCAATACATACAAAGGATTGATGGAACTGTAGATGCTTCTAATAACCCTCAATACTTGAGGGCGTTTTTTAACACATCCTTCTTCCCGTATCTTAGAAATTCAGCGGGAATGGATAATTTCTCAGGAACTGGTTGGAATACAAATAAAGTTCAACTTCTTGTTAATGAGGTGAACACAACACTTTATCCAGACACAGATTTTGATAACATTCCAACTGATGGGTGGAGACTTATTTCTTCTGGAACAACAGGAAACGGATTGTATACAGGAGCTACTGGTTCACTTACAATTGACCCTTCAAATCTTGCAGGTTTCCAATTTATAGTTTCCCAGGAAGACTGGAACAGTGGGAGCACTTATGTTCTTGATAACACATTTTATGATAATAATGATATTAACTTATCAGGTCTCACATTTGGTAGTGAATCATTCTTCTTTGGAAATATAACAACAGCCATAATGGCAACTTCATTTAAGTCAATTATGACAGTGTTAGCTCCAGACTCAAATTACAATACATCCACTCAGAACTCAAGTTTTGATGGACTATTAGATACAAACACATACATAACTGAAATCGGAATATTGAACAATGACAACGTTCTTGTTGCTGTAGGTAAGCCTACTTATCCAATCAAGAAGAATGAATCAAGATACCTCGCATTCCAGTTAGAAATTGATTTTTAATTTTTTTTAATTAAGGATATTTATAATAAAAACAATAAGAAATGGGATATATACCTTCAGCGGAAACAGTTTATGCAGTAGCCTACCTAACGGAGACAGGTAGAAACTATCTGTTTAACAAAAATAACAACAGATTTGATACTGCTGGTGACGACTTGTTTGAAATCACAAAGTTTACACTTTCTGATATAGACACTAATTACCAAACAATTCCTCTTCTTGAATCTGGCGAAGTTCCAGATGTTACTGGTAAGAGTGAAGGGTGTCTCAAGACTACTGCTAATTATGTACAGTCAAACCTTATTGCTTATGTGTTTGATAACACACCAACTGATGTCGAATATAGTACAGACCTTCCAGATGGAACACCTCCTACACTGAGTATTACTGAAGCGAGTATTCCAGCTATAGCTCCAGGAGAAACTCCTCCAGCAAATACAGGATTCTCTACTGGAACTGGTTTCTCTACAGGATTCTCTGAATTTGCTCCTGCAGGTTAAACAATATAAAATAAGAAAAAATGGCAATAGCTAATCAAAATCCGATAAACGTTATTAACTACCCAGTTAATTTTACAACAACAAATCTCAGCAATGGAAATACCTTTGTTGAGCCACATACCGTTGCTGGCCCAATTCCATCTGGAACTTTCAATATACCTTTGAATGGTATTAATTTAGCAGGGAGTAAAGTTGTAGTACCCCTTCAGACAACTACTGGAGCTGGTTCTTATTGGCTTAAGTTCTGGCTTCCACAACCAGGCTCAAGTGTTATGTATATTACATTCTCTATTAAGACCAATGGTGTGGCAGATGGATACTACGATTATCAAACAGGTATTCCAGCTGACTTTAGAACCGCACTTAGAACATGGATTAAAGATAACGTTTCAACCCCAATATCAAGTACTGTAACTCTTCAGAAAAATTTATTGTTTACTGTTTATGGTTTGGACACAAATCAAGTATCCTCAGCTATTCAATTTAAAGCAAGATTTTCAGCTATTTTTTCTAACTCCGCAACAACCACACCTGTGGCGAGAACATCATAATAAAATAATAAATATAAATTTAGAATAAAATGGCAAACGTACCATACAAAAATATTACAAGTATAATCTCCACAAGACAAGAGGATGCTACATTTAAAACTGTAAATGATAGTGGATTAACTTATACTTTGTGTGATAGAACAGACCTTACAAGTAAAGAGGCTAATTACTTCATTTCTTTTAAGATACCTCACACAGAGGGTAGTCTTGCTACAGGCTCTACTTTATCGCTTCAAAACCCATCACTTCAACAAATGAATGTTGACCAAATGGTAATCTCTCCTATACCAAGAGAATATTACAATGAGATGATTGATGGTAGAAGCGTTACTTTCACTGTTCCTCAGACAGGTAGTACGACAATTACAGTTGTATCATCTACTTATACCGAGCTTACTAAGTATCAAAACTCAACTCTCCTTGGAAACAATATAGCATTCTTATTTTCGGATGACATCAACCTTCCAAGAACAGGAACAACTACGGGTGGTGTATCAAGTTTCCTTCCAAGAACAACTTGGAATGTGACTCCATTTGTTAACAGACCGCAAGCACACGCTTATAGTGACCTTCTTCCTGTTGATATTAATACTGACCAAAGACCATGGAGTGGAGTGAATCTTGCGGTTCAAGTTGAGGAAGAATATCCAACTACAACAAACCAAGGATATAACTATGATATTCCTGTTGGGTATGTTTCATTAGACAAAGGATTTTTGGTATTAACTCACCCAGATATTGTTAATAATATTCCTTGGGATGAAGGTCTTGAACTTCATACTAATGCTGCTACATCTGGAACAACTAATATTTACTTCTCAGGAGGTTCATCTGTTTCTCAAGTAACATTCAATGACATTAACATTAACTTCAGAACTTCTGTAGTTTGCCTTGCGCTTCCAACTGAGTTTGTATTCTCTACAAATCCTTCTTGGAATCTCGCATTTAATATTCAGGAACTTGACAACGGAACAAATGGTTTCGACCCAGTTCAAGTAACAGAGATTGGTCTCTACAACAAAAATAGCGAATTAATTGCTGTTGCTAAGCTTGACAGACCAGTTGAGAAAAGCTATACCAATTTGATAACATTCAACTTGGATATAGACGTATAAAAATACAGTTTATTATAATTTGAAAGAGCCCTTGATATTGTCGAAGGCTTTTTTTATATTTCATAAAAACCAAATTATGATTCTTGCACTGGATGTATCTACAAGTTGTATTGGCTACGCACTTTTTAATGAAGCTGGCGATGAGCTCATGGAACTTAATTATGTAAAATTTAGTAACAACTTAACTTTGTTTGAGAAACTTGCCGAATTTAAGAAACAAATAAAATTCCTTGAAAACTCCAATATACAACACATTGTAATTGAGGAACCTCTCAAAAAGTTTGCTGGAAAGTATTCAAGTGCAGGAACAATAGCTATTCTTAATTTTTTTAATGGGATGATTAGTGCTTGTGTTTATGAAAAATTTGGAATACAACCAATTCACTATAATGTGAACACAGCCAGGAAGACGGCTTTCCCTGAATTCAAACCTAAGAAAGACAGCAAGTCAAACAAACATGAAATTTGGACTCTTGTTAGAGAAAGAGAGCCACACATCGTTTGGAAGTATGGGCCAAGAAGCGCAAAGCTTGTTGATGAAAACTACGATATGTGTGATGCTTACACAATCGGATTATGCCACATCAACATCATGCACGAGCAATCAGTTGATTAATTCTTGTGTAAGTCATAACATTTCTCTACATTTGCAAGATGGAGAGTAACAATGACTACATTATAGTTCAAACTGTCAAAGGATTCTTGGGTGAACCTAAGAGCGAACATGATGCTTTATCTAAGAAACAGTGGCAGTTTAATTGCCCCTCCCCTAAATGCCGACATGACGTTGACAAGTTCAATCTTGAATACAACTCTGAAAAACATCTATTTAAGTGCTGGAAGTGTGACTACAGAGGTTTTGTCTACAATTTGGCTCAAGACTATGGTTCAGACACAGACTTCCAGAGAATTCAATCAATTCTTCCTCCAGATAAGGTTGAGAGTCTAAGAAACAAAAACGTAAACAGACCTAAGGTTGACCACCACTTTGTGACATGTAATCTCCCAGAGGGTTACTATCCACTTGGAAGAAATAGAAACACGCCCCTGTATAAACTTGCTTGGGATTATCTTGTTCATGAGAGAAAAGTAAGCCCGAATCTCATTGATAAGTATGATATTGGATATACTGAGACTGGTCCGAGAAAACTCAGAATAATCATTCCATCCAAGAATGCTTTGGGTAGATACAATTACTACGAGGCCAGGTCCTATATGAAAGGTCCAAAAGTAATACCATACATCAAACCTCCTGGAGAAGAGGTTCATAAAAATGACATAATCTTTAACGAATATTTTATAAATTGGGACCTCCCAATTTTTCTTGTTGAAGGACCTTTTGATATGCTTAGGCTTCCTAATGCAATTCCAGTACTTGGAAAGGAGATTTCAGAATTATTGATAGAGGAATTGATGAAGCATAATTCTACAGTAATAATTTGTTTTGACCCAGATGCTATAGAGAAAACTGTTGAGACATATAATAAGCTTTCCTCTTTAGGTTTGAATGTTTTTTTTGTAGATTTAAGAAGCTATAACAAAGATGTTTCTAAGATTTTTGAAGACCATGGAAAGGAAGAGTTAGTTAAAGCTGTTAGGAATATAAAGAGACTTGACCTGTCAATGCAAATTAGTAAAAACTTAAAGGATGAATAACGAGGATACACGTAAGAGAGTAGATGAAATTTATGATACCATAAAATCACTACAAGAAGAACTTAATAAATTAAGAAGTGAGTGTCCACATAGTGAATACCACGTTGGCTACTTTAGTTGGAGACCAGGCTCAATGGATGTTGTTAAAATATGTAATCACTGTAATGAAAACCTTGGCGTTCCAACAAAAGAAGAGGTAAACGAATTTTTAAATGAAGAAAAAGCATGAAGATAGCTCACTTAGCGGATATACAAATTAGATTCGGGTCAAGACACGATGAATACAGACAAGTTTTTGACAGGCTCTATGAAGACCTTAGAAAACAAAAACCAGATAGAATTTATCTGGCTGGAGACCTTGTGCATCATAAAATCAACATGTCTCCAGGCTCTTTTAATTTGCTTGCAGAATTCTTGCTCAGCCTTGCTAAGATAGCCCCTACGGACGTTATCCTTGGTAACCATGACCTTAACCTTCAGCAATTGGAACAGGGGGATGCTATTTCGCCTATTTTCTATCTTGCAAATTTGATTGAGGAAGGAGTTGACAAGAAAGCTTATGTTGTTACAAACAAAAATAAGGGTGAGATTGATTATAGCCACAACGCTGTTTACTATTATCCAGATAGTGGGTTTTACAATATTAACGAAGAGTTGGTGTATGGTGTTTACTCTTGTAAGGACAATGAAATTCTAACTTTAGAAAAAAAGGAGCCAGGTAAAAAATATGTTGCATTTTATCATGGAACTGTGTACGGTTCCAGAATGGACAATGGATATGAGGTGAAACAAGATAATCTGATGAGACTAAGCACATTCAATAATTTTGATATGGTTATGCTTGGCGACATCCATGAGTACCAAACGTTCAGAGATGATGAAAGCTGTGCGTATGCAGGCTCCCTTATTCAACAAAATTTTGGAGAATCTATCGACAAGGGTTATCTTATGTGGGATACAGATACTTGTGAGCATGAGAGAAAATTCGTTCTCAATGACTATGGGTTTGCCAAAATTGACATTGCCAGAGGTGAAGATATAGAAGAAAGAGTTGAGTTTGTTAAGTTCAGTAGCAACAAGAAGAAGACGAAGATTTATATTATCTGGGAAGATTATGAGGAAAACTACTCTGTAGAAAAGGAGAATCAAATCAAAAGACTTGTTAAGGATAAATATGGATGCGAGAGTGTGAGGGTCGAGTTCAAGGAGATGCGTAGAGAAGTGGCCGAAGTCTCTGAAGATGATGAGACTCATCAGTATACTTTCGAAGAAGTCTTTAAAGAATACATCAAAGACGGGGAGTTCAACATTGATGATGCATTGATGCAGGAATTGCTTGAGTTCTCAAGAGAAGTAGATGAAGCTCTTGACATTGATGAGTCACACTTAAATTACATTGATGACTGGGACTTAAATTCTATTGAAATAAGTAACATTCTCTCGTTTGATAAAAAACCAATTAAAATTGACTTTGACAAAATATCTGGTCTTACTGGTATTTTCGGAAAGAACTTCAATGGAAAA